TTCCTTACTTGCCCATTTTACCAATTCACTCATTTCTTATTCCTCCTCTTTTTGTTCTTGCCAGAAAGCCGTTAATGTTCCGAGAATCAGCGCCAAGGCATATACTGCCGGGATTACTATCCACAGGCTCATCGGGATAACCTCCGATTATTATACTTGTGGTTCAATATCTCATTAGTGGGTCGTGGCTTATAATCGAATATCTCGATAACCATCGGCCCATTCGGATATTTGCTGTAGACCATGACTAGATCATCATGTACTATTACGTGGTAGACCATTAGATAATCCTCCCGATCACGTATATGATGCATATGATAGACCCGATAGCACAGATTATTGATAAGGTCCGAAAGAATATAGCCCATAGGCGAAATCTTATTGCCGATTTGTTGAATTTCCGGTTAAATCTCAATTCTATTTCCTCCTCCTGTTGTTCTCATCGTGAATCTGTTTTGCAGCTTTGACCATGAAGAATCCGCCTGTCAGGAGGAATAGAACCGTTATGATGAGTCCACATGCGATGATCAATTCCAATCCTCCTTTCTGTATATTATTAATCTTTTTGCACTTCTGCCGTATGGATTTCCCAGCCAACGTACCATCCATCAATAATTGCTTTAGCGAAATCTTCCCAAGTATCGTAAAATATTGGGCCTGTTCGTTGTCCAGTAGGTTCAGTTGCTACTACTAGTACCACTCAATTCCAATCCTCCCTTTTCGGGTCGCGTTTTCGGTGCATCATGCGGTTGTCCTTTTGGGATTCTTTACCAAATTGACTTCCGTCTTTATTTGATGATCCGCCCATAGCATAAATCCAGGGGAATCCGGTCCGTTGGTTCTCGCTGCGGGCTTCATTCACATCAGCTGCGATGATTTTGTCGGCCTTTTTGATTTCGGCTTCGACTTTCTTCTGTGTTCGAGAGTCCATTAATGCGGCAGGGGATACGTCCATTTGGTATTTGAGAACATCTTGCATTTCTTTCTTGTATGCCTCCGCTGATTCCTGGCGGCTGAAACATGCGTTATTATGCCTCAAACGTTCTTTTTTAGTCCACAATGGGAAGGGATCCTTGAAAGCATGGCATTGCCGTTTTCCAGCGTTGAAGCGAAGGCATCCATTGCAGTATTCGAGAACCTTTTCCACATGCTCGGGTTTCATAGCCTTCCCACCCTCCCACATCGGTTACAATACCGAATCCAGCTATTCTGTTTCCATTTATGGAGACCTAATTTGCATAGAATTTTCATTTCTTTGGATAACCCCCTTTCGTCAGTATGAATTGCTTCCATTGGTCGAATGGCAGAGCATCTTGACCTTTTTCGATCATCCGGTTTTGGTATCGGGAGTAGAAAATCATCCATACGTATTCCTGCCTGTGGCCTTCCCGGCGATATACTAACCACATACCGTATGGGAGGACGTCGATGCCTTTCTTATGGCATTCCTTTACGTAGAAAGCATACATGCCAGACATTGCCGATATTCCCATTATGACCACCACTCCCCATAAATGTCGATTCTTTCGGGATACTTGGTGTAAAATTCAATTTGCAGATCGTCCCATGTGTCTTGCCACTGAATGAGTTTATCACCAAGCCGTAAGTATGTGTCAAGGGGTAATTCCCTGCCGATGAGAACTTCGAAATTTTTCTTAAAGTGTTTGTCGAAATCCATCTTCATGTCTCGTTCATCGATGGTAAGAGCTTCTAGTCGTCCTCGATCCTGACTCCGTGTAACCATTTCTCTCCCTCCTCGAATGTATGCCATCTTAACAATTCGGTTAATTCGTAAAACCATTCCTCATCCATGGTGTCCAGTGCCACATTGATGAGTTCTGGGATGTCGAGCGAATGTGGCATGTCATATGAGAGGAATTCGACATCATCGTCTAAGTATGTAATAACCGTTGAGTCTGATAATGGGAATTTCAATTCTACCCTCCGGCCTATGGTTTGTTCCACATATCCTAAAATCTTATTCTGTCCGAATAATACCCAACCACCGTCATATGGGAATAATGCCATATCATCACCTCTTCTTTAAAAGGAAATGGAGAAAATCATGCATTGCTTTGACCGATCTCTTTATAAGGTCCATATGACCATCTCCCCCGCTACCGATTAGAAATCGAATGGATCTTTCTTTGTTTCCTTAGATAACGTAATGCTTTCCCCCGGTTTCCTGAGATTATAGTTTTCTATGGAGCCCATTCGGCATGCCATGAATCCGACCATATGAGGAATGTAAATGAGATTAAGGTTGAGAATTTTTTGACCATTTGGGCCCGTTATTTGGTGGTTGAAAGCGAAATGCGAAGACTTATCCCTCATTTCGGTATGGATCTTATTCAGGTATTCTCTGCCGACGAATAGGGTGTCACATCTCTCATTGTAAAACTCATAGACCAAATTCTCGTAGTCCATGATCTCGTTGATCACATTGGAGGGATCGAATGAGATGGATCGGTATTCTCGGATGTATTCGAATTCCGGTTCCTTCGTAGCCATTTTGAATTTGGCCAGCGTTTTAATGATGAAACGTGTGAGTGCATTGTCAGCCAGTTTGTAACGTGATCCTTTCTGGTTCTTCACAGAATAGGGGATATAAATTTTTGTCATAGTGTTGCATCTCCTTTCATATAATATAGGTTAACTATAAGGCATTTGGAACAATTTGAAAATAGGTTAATTCTTGTCAGTCTTAAAGACTACGTATACGATCCGTCGTTTTCCATTCATATGGTCTGCCACATTTCTAACCATGTTACGGGAAACAGAAAGCTCTTCGGAGATGAATCGCTGACTGTGTCCCTCCATTAATAAGTCTATGATGGCCGAATGTTTGCTGTCGATCGGTGAGAGAACCCCATTCTTATTAGAACGTGAGCTATACATGGATCGTCGTCCTCTCTTGATATATCCTTTTTCGCGGAGTCTTTCAATCACAGCTTTCTTGCTCCATTTAAATCCTTTCACTGATTCCATAGGAAAGTTAAAATCCTTAACTATATCTGTAATGAAAGGCTCTATCATTTTCTTCATGCTAACGGATTGTCCCTGCAGTATACAATACACCATGAATTTTTTGTATAAATCTTTATCGACATGTATTCGATATGGACTCTGATTTTTCATATTATCACCTCGGATCAATTATAACATAATAATGCATGGCGCAATTAGTTTAAAATCTTTTACGATCTTTCTAATTTAATGCTACCGTGTCGCTAACTTCCCGGGCGGTGCGTTTTTACCTGGTGCGCTATGGTATATATATCCTGTAAGGATATATACCAGATGCACCAGTACACCAGACCCGTAAATGATAACTGGTGCAAAAACTGGTGCGAACTGGTGCGAGACTTGGTGCGAGTATTGGCGCGGCGTACTTAGAGGGGGGCTGTGGAAGATATTCACCTCAAACGGCCGCTGTTCAAATAAGTGCAAATTTGGCTGCACCACTTAGCAAAATGCTCGTTCTCGTATAACAATCCATGTTTTCCATATGGATCGTATTAGTGGTGCATCATTTTTCATTTTTCAAAAGCCGAATGCAAATCAGTGGCGCAAAAATGGTGCGGACTGGCGCGGAGAACTAATCCGTCCGAAATTTTTGGAGTTCCTTCATTATATAGCGCGTAATGCGCGCGTACGTATACTCTCGGAGAAAGTTCCTGTTTACATTCTACTGTGATCATGGTATGATTTGACTGTACTTAAAAACGAGGAGGAATATCATATGAAATTAAAGAAACTGAGCTATGTAGCCATTAAAGGTAAAAGGAGTAAAGAACAGAAGCTGGTTAAGAAAATGAAGAAGAAAGGATTCATTCATTTAGACGACATGGATCATACTATCGACCGGGAAACTTCCATCCTGCATTTTACCCGGAGCACGTATTCTATTAGCGGGAAGAGGGACAGGACTAATAATCCGATTCCACATCCTGACATGGAATTCGATTCGACTGAGGAAATGAACGTTCCTCGCTGACCCTTCGGGGTCTTTTTATTTGCGTTGAATGGTACTTCATGGTCAATTTGACAGTTTTTTCTTTGTGACTATTTACAAAAATGAGTACAGGCTGTATAATTGGATTATTAGTTAAATTATACAAAAAGGTAGGTGCTAAAGCATGGCGGAAATAAAAGATCCAGCTGTGGTGTTCAGTAAAGAAGGGTGGAAGGCATTTCTCGGATTTATGTCCGAGTTGATTCCCAGTACGGTCAACAGACTTGAAGATCCATCGGAAATCGCAGCTCTCATTGCCGGATATGAGGAAAGGCATTCGGAACCGAAGAATGATCATTGGAGGGAAAAGGCCCAACCAGAAATTGATGCTGTGGTATCCATATTGAAGAAGAACCGGGTCCCCATGAAGCTGAAAGAAATCGCTTTAGAAATGAATGACATTCATAGAGACAGCTCATTGGAATGGGGAATGAATGCATCTACATGGTCAACCCGCATGGAAAAGGTCCGGAAGTATGAGCCACGTATTCAAAAGGTTGGATATGGACTTTATGATTTGATGATCGACCCGGAAGAAAGATTTAAGGAATTAGAGGAGGCTGAATCACGATGATCGAGGCACCACAGAAATCTACCGCTCAGCAATTCGATGAAGTAGTAATGACAACTCGGGCTTACTTCATTCTTACCTTTCCTGATGGCATGAGGGCAGCCGGAACACGGGAGATGATCTTCCGATATGTATGCAGTAAATGTGGTCACGTTCCACCTGTCATGATCTCGGCCGCTTTAAAAATCCTGAAGGATCGTGGAGCAATCGTATTTGAGAATCGGGTATGGTGGTTTATGGGGGATCGGTAACAACATTACTATCCGCATATGATGGATAAAAAGGAGGTAATATGAAATGAGAATCAAAAAACTGTTTTCTTTCTTTATCGTTCCATTATATGTCGCGCTGGTGATGGTAATTTCAGTATTCTTCAATGACATCGAGATTAAACTGCTGATCGGTTACTTGGGGCTGTCTTTTACGCCCCTTCTGACCGCCATCGCATTCGCGGTATATGACCGTTACAATATAAAGGAGGTTGAGGTATATGGGAAAGTTTTTGCAGTCACTAAACAGCCGGATAACCGATAATCAAATCAGAGCCTTCGTAATGGCAATTCTCATTCTGGGAGGAACCCTATCGCTATTCGTACTCATGGCCTATATTCTTCTAATCGGTAACCTCATTACTCTCTTTAATTAAAAATCTTCATCAGGTATTTACGTAGTCCTTTCGTCCTTGTTATAATTAACTAAAACCATTCTGCCAGAAGGAGGTCTCCACATGGAAAACGAATTGACAGTAAAAGAATTATCAGACAGAACTGGAGTTGAGGTTCGGAAGATTATGTATCGAATCACCAAAACTGGTGAAATCAAAGGTCGCAAGGTAGGGTGGATATGGTTAGTGCCTCAGTCTGAGGTTGAAGTTTTGAAATCGCTTTATCCGAAGAAAGGGTAGGAGGGAGGCATTTGAGCCACATAGCCATCAAGTTTCTATCCGATGTTTGGAAGGAACAATGCAAAAAGGGAGATACGGTGTTTCTCGCCAGCAAGAACCGTACAACCGATAAATGGAGGGATTTCTCCTTCACCTATGGAACCAAACTACAAGCTGAGTTAAAGGAATGGTTCTCTGATAATCCATCCAAATCGAATGATTTGTATTTCTGCCCTCTCCCGTTCAATGGAAGAAAAAGGGATCGTAACGCCGTCATCCGTACCCACTTCCTGTGGCAAGACCTTGACTATGCAAACCCAGACTATTTGGATAAAACGGTAACCCCGACAATCGCATGGGAATCATCACCCGGAAGGTTCCAAGGGTTATGGAGATTGGACAAGCATTACGATCCATCCGAGATTGAGGAATTGAACCGATCGCTTTCCAGATTCACAGGGGCAGATAAAGGCGGTTGGGATCTGACCCAGGTTCTCCGGATTCCTGGAACGCACAACAATAAATATAAGGAAAAGCCACAGGTACGATTTATGTATGATAACGGCATCGTATATCATGTGGATAAACTTAAATCCATCGTAGACGCTCCCTCCGAAGAAGATCCACCATGGGATGAGAACCATTCGGCCCTGAAGGAAATGGATGCTCAACGCATTCTGAAAAAGCACCACAAAAAGATACCCAGAAAAGCTTTAACAATGCTGATGGCCAAAACTGCCACCATGGGTAAACGATCCGATATTATATGGTATCTTACCAACAAACTAAATGAGGTTGGCCTCAATCCGCATGAGATTTACTCGCTTATGAAAGCCTCCGTATGGAATAAGTATAAAGACCGACATGATGAGGAGGAGAGGTTAAGAACCGAGATAGAGAAGGTAATAGAGGGGAAGTTTTCCGATGAACCGAAAGGGAAGACAAATCCTAACCCTGAACCGATGGGAGATTCGGAGGATTCAGGAGATGCAGAAGACGATGATGACGGAAGCTTCGGACTCACCCTTGAATCCTATCATGAAGTCATGTCCTCAATATCGGCACATCCTGGGTGGCTCGTTGAAGGTTTCTGGGGTAGGAGAAGTCACGGTATTGTGGCTGGAGAACCGAAATCTTTCAAATCGACATACGTCATCGACTTGGCGGTATCCGTAGCATCAGGAGAGCCCTTTCTGGGGCAATATCCCGTTTTAGAGCCTGGTCCTGTGATTTACATACAGAATGAAAATGCTGACTGGATCATTCGCGATAAAGTGGAGAAAGTAATAGCTAACCGGGGCTTAGGAGGGGAAGCTGTATATCGAGAGAAAAGCAATAAGCTGAAGGTCAGGTTTCCAAAAGACCTCCCGTTATATTTTATTAACCAACAAGGATATCAAATCAATGATCCTATCCACCAGCAAATATTGGAGAAGATCATCAAGCAATATAAACCTGTATTAATCGTACTTGACCCTCTTTACCTCATGTTCGATGGGGATATTAACTCGGCAAAGGAACTCATGCCTGCATTAGTATGGCTCCTGGAGCTGAAGAATAAGTACAAAACCGGAGTCATGGTCATTCATCATTATAATAAGGGCGGAACGAATTCTAGGGGCGGTCAGCGGATGCTCGGTTCTACCACACTGCATGGATGGATAGAGTCGGCATGGTATATGAAGCATCTTCCGAAAGACGATGATGAGGATGAAGATGATGGAGATATTGCAAAGGTGGCCGGAGTTCCATCCCCGATCATACTGGAGCGAGAATTCCGTTCGGCTGGAGGATTTCCTAGACTGGAATTGACCTTAACGATGGGGGAAACTGGAAACCCGCTTTACAAGGTCGATGTCGAGAAATATAATCCGAAGAAGGGGAAAGAAGGATATGTTTCGGAGGATGATGTGGAGAATGACATTCTGAATATTCTCGAGATGTCCGGCAGGGTGGTTTCACAAAGGAAACTGGCCGATGATACTGGGGCTAGCCGGAGGATCATTAAGAAAATATTGGATAAGCTGTCAGAGCAGGGTAAAGTCAATCTCTCATCCGGGGGAGCCACCATTATCTAAAGAATTTCGCATTTTACATTTTACCATTCTTCTCATATAATAGACATATATACAAAAAGGAGGAAGGTGCTTGTTAGTCATGATGCAACCGAGAGCAGTAGCCGTATTATTACACGATAAAAAAGGACGATGCGTTAGCAGGTCGCTTCACAGGTTTCAGGAGGACATGCATATAAAGCCCTTTCGGGATCTGGTGAAAAAAGTCTATCCCACCTCCGAAACGTTCATCGTCAATGTAAGGGAGGTGACAAAACCCGACCCAGGAGCTATCAGGTTACGAGGACAGATGTGGTGCCCATACTGTGCTGCCTACCGTCATTACAACCCGGACACTTACTTAGGAATTAATCGATGTGAGGTATGTGGCATATCTGACAAGGATTATCACGTACAAGACATGAATGGTCTATGGCCGAAACTAGATGGGGTACCAACCAGAAAGGAGAAAAAGAAGAAATGAACCTAGAACAGAAACTCATGATCGTCGTTGAAGGGTTCGATAATACGGGGAAATCCACACTGATGGAGCAAATTCGGAGTTATACTGGGGTGTCTGGTCATGCTTCCAACGGTCGCCCACACAGTACTCAAGAAATGTTCAATCGTATGCATCATTATTTGGACTATCCGCATGTCTCCCTTCATGACCGCATTCACTGTATTTCGGAAACGGTCTACGGACCAATTATTCGGGATCAATACACTTTTACTACGCCCGATGGAAGAGAAATTGAAAAAATCTTTAAGGCAACCCCCCACCTCATTATCTACTGCCGACCACCACGAGAGTACATATTTAATTACGGAGACCGCGGGCAGATGGAAGGCGTCATCGAGAATGATGTAAAATTGCTTCATGCATATGACCAAAAGATTCGCTATATGATCAACGAAGGCGGATGGAGGATCATGCTTCACGATTACACCGACTCGAACTCATTAAAACAAATTTTATTTACTATCGGAGGTATTTTAAATGGACAGACTAACACAGGTATTCAATCGCCAATCTCAGCTGATGGACAAATACAGAAAGATTGAGGCAGGAAACGGATTCCACCTTAATGTTTCTTATCCAATTGACATTAATGACCGTTTCGGGCAAGCTCGCCTGAAAGATACCGCATGGCGCATGACTGAGGAGCTCGGGGAGTCATTAGATTCCTATTTGGACAATCCTGACGGGTTTCTGGATGAAATGGCCGACGTTATGCATTTCTTGGCTGAATTCACATTGCTAGCTGGATATGTCGCCCATGATGTGGTAGATTGGACGTATGGGGATAATTCCGACATCTTACTGACATTGTTTCTGGAAGCAGAGGCCTCGGGTTATGGGGATCAGTACGAGGACCTGACCCATCAAACGGGGCTTATGGTTCAATCCCTGGCTATGACTTGCAATACACTTAAAAATAAGCCATGGAAGCAAACCCCAAAAGAAACAGATGTTAACCTGTTCAAATCCCGCCTCCAAAAAACCTGGTCGAACTATGCCGCTCTATGCATTACCGCAGGAATCAATGACGTTAAACTGTTCGAATGCTATTTGAAAAAAGCGGCGGTAAATGAGAATCGCCAGAATACGGGCTATTGATGGATAAAACTTTAGCACAGCATTGGGCAGACTTCATAGAGGAAATGGTATGTGCGGATGGTTACACCTGCCAGCTTCGGAAATTCGTTCAAGGTCAGACATGGGTCATTCCTGGAGATATGTGGACAGAAGGGAAGTCATTAACATTTGAACAACTCGATTATACGGAAAAGAACAAAATGGCTCAGCTTATGCGCAACTATTACAATGCTGAATCCATCGCCGAGGCCAATACGAAGCTCCTCTCCCGTTTCGACGGTAAAAAGTATCAAACTTCTGTGGCGGCATCCACAGTAGGTGGTCAGAAAAAGGGAGACAGCCAAGGTCATTGCATGAGAACTGTGGTTGTAACCCATTTCACCAAATCGGTAGCTGGTCAGGACTGCATCACAATCGACGTCATGTATCGGAGTACGGAGTTGATTAAGAAGTTCGGGGCAGACTTAATCTATCTCCAAAAGCATCTTATTCCGAAAATCATCGAAGGCGTTCCTTACCCAATCAAGGAGGTCCGATTTTACTTTTCTAACCTGTTTGTATCGTCCCTTTTTCTTCCCATACTTTATTATATGAAGGATCCGGTTAAATTATTGGAAAAAATTCGACAAGCAGACCCGGAATTCTACAAACGGTGTTTTTCACAGAATCGGACATTTCTTGAAAAGGAATATGGCCACTTCAGTTATCGTACCAGACGGGAAATGCATCACCTCGCATTGACCCTGATGGAAAAAGGGGTAATTGATCGGAAGGCATTAACCAAATACATTTCAAAAATGGGCAAAGACATTCCCGATATCGAAGGAGAAGATGACGATGAATAAAATGGCCGAATTGAAAGGCTCAATGGAAAACCCTCCGAAACGAGGACTGGATTCACTTGCACAGGAATCGCTGGGTCGAGCAATGGACTTGAGAAAATCGGTAGAGGCATTGAAAGGGGACTTATTCGGGCATTTTCCAAATGGTGAGCATGTAGGTAGTCCCGATGAGCCAATGGGAATTCAGGATAAGCTTATGATGACATGTGGGGTTCTTGGTTCAATTGAAAGGCTTCTCGCAGAAATCATAGATGGGACTCGTTCCTAATGGCGATTATCTTCAAAACGTTTGAAGCTGCAATACAGGATGCGAAGGACAGGCTAGCTTCCAATGGCAGACTGGTTCACACTGAAAAATGGCAAGGAATGGACATCCGGGATAATGATATGATGACCACCCATGAACTCATGAACCATTCCTTCACCTGCAAAATTGATTCTGATGTTGATGAACTGAAGCGGCAAATCAAACCTAATCTCCCATGGGCTGATGATCATTTTTTGGAACGAGTAGGTGAAGTCGGGCTAAATCCCGGTGTCCAATACGCCAACTGGCCTTATTACAAACGGCAATCCGATAATGACCAACATCGGGTAGAGCAAGGAAAATTCAGCCACACTTATATGGAACGCATGTGGCCGAATAATACAGACTCGACTGAGTATAATGGATACCACAATTTCATGCATGGAATTCGATATCGGTATGGAGACTTGAACGACGTTCGCCGACTACTTCAAAAGGAACCTTTAACTCGGCAAGCATTTCTGCCAATATGGTATCCGGAGGATACTGGATCGGTCCACGGAGGTAGAGTTCCATGCACACTCGGTTACCACTTCATGATGAGAGAGAATAAGCTCCACATGTGGTACCCCATCCGGGCCTGCGATTTCAACAGACATTTCCGAGACGATATCTATCTCGCCTGCCGACTCCTATTATGGATGTTGGATGAGCTTCGGGAATATGGGTCAATGAGTGGAGATTATATGTGGAACTCAGTTACTCCCGGCAACCTGACAATGCAAATCTACTCACTTCATGTATTCAAAAACGAGGTACCATTGTTAAGAAGGTGATAACATGTGGACATGCTGCGATGACCCAAACTGCGAATCCTGCGAAGGTACAGGAAGGGTAGGAGATTAAATGAAACATCAAATCGGGGATCGGACTTATGTCCGGTCTCTCGGCATTAATGGAACTATCGAACACATCGACTGGGATAACATTTATATTCCATGGCTCCACCCAGTACAGTTGCTGTTAGATTCTCCGTATGACGATACTGGACATTTAATGTTCAGAACTGTCCCGATGGACTTACTACCGATTTCAGAAGGGAATGAGCAACTTGTACGTAATAAAAGCACCGGACATGCACATCGCATGGAAGTCAATCAACCTCGCAATGACCGATCCAAACGTAGGATACAACAAATTCGCGGTGGATCATTTCTTGAATCTGTTCGATACAATGATGGTGTCATCTTCACACAGATGTCCAGTCATAACACTCGAACAATTAGCATATTCGCCGAAGAAGGCAAATCATCTATTGAGATCATATTTGGATCCGGGGGAGATTGACAAATGGTTAATGAAGTTGGTGGATACTTATGTTAAGATCGGACATATTGACTCGGACATTATCTTACAAACTAAACGAGAAAGCAAACATGGAAATGGACCTTGTCTTCTCGGCTTCAGTTTCCGAACTAGAGGAGAGGATGGTCCTACATTATCCGCATTTAGTAGAGCTGCTGAACTCCCCCAAAAGTTCGGAGCGGACATCTTACTCGCCTCTGCTCTGGGCCAAATCATATGTGACCGACTTGGATTTGAAACCATACGAGTCACCTGGTTCATCGCCTCATCCCACATCAAATCCCGCATGGCCAACATGTTCAGACTCTTCTACTATCCCGAAGAAAACATTACCTATGGTAATGAAGAATTCCAAAAGCATGTGGAGAAAGGATGGCAGAAGTTTTTCGTAGACCAACATCCGGTTACATATGTGAAGCTGGTTAAACTGCAGGAGCTATACAATCAAAAGGTCGGAATATCTCCACCTCCTGGAACGTCAACAGATGCTGACGGGTTCAAGCAATTCATTATAGATTATATGGAAAGGGGCAGTTAAGATGGAAGAACGCGTAAGCCGGGATCAAATGTTCGCAGGCATAGCGGCCGTCATATCGCTCCGGTCAACCTGTACCCGAGCAAAGGTTGGAGCTATCATCGTAAAGAACAATCGGATCATCTCCACAGGTTATGTCGGATCGCCTCCAGGAGAGGACCACTGTCTTGATCATGGATGCCTTATCGGAGAACATGGAGGATGTGTTCGGACGATCCATGCGGAAGTCAATGCGATTAACTTCGCTCGGCTGAACGGGGTAAACCTAAAAGGAGCGGAACTGTACTGCACGTTAAGCCCATGTGAAAACTGTGCAGAGGAGATAGTAAAAGCCGGAATAACGGTAGTACATTTCAACCACGTTTACAGGAAAACGGAAGGGATAGAGTTACTTTCAAAAGGCGGGGTAGGGATTAACCACATTCTATACAAGGAGTGAATTCAATGGACAACGAAACGTTTAAGAAAAAGATATTCCAGAAAGTGAAAGGGATGACGTATTCGAAGTTCTGGGAATGGGTTAATCATGGTCACACAGGAGCATACCGATTCGCTCAAAAGCATTATCGGGAAGCAATGGAAATAGAGCTTCAACCGAAACAGCGAAAAGCTGTTGAAGACAAAGTCATCCAGATTCGGGAGCAATGGGACAATATCGACGAAGTGGACATCGAGGATACTGGAGTATTGGATATGATGAAAGCTGAGGTCATGAAACATTGCCACATATGTAAAAGAGGAACCGGATCGGGAATAGAAACCAAATCCGGAATCGTTATCTGTTATGACTGCATCGATGAATTAAAAGCTAAAGCTGAGGAAACAAAAATCTTGAACGATTCAACATCGAAGAATTAAGTACGTTGGTTGGGATAAAATTTTTGGTATAATTAACTATGTTATCGCATATGAAGGGAGGAAAACTCTTGATTCCAATAGGTAACCCCGAATGTGAGAAATGTGGTCTATGTAGAACCGCATCCACAGTCAACATTATGGGAGTTGGTCCAATTCCGGCGAAGTTCATGGTCGTTACAGACATGCCGGGATGGGCAGAGGATGAGAAGGGAGTTCCATTAACGGGGAAAGGTAAAGACATGCTTTACTCCATGCTGAAAGAAGCGGGAATTAATCCGAAGGAGTGTTACTTTACTAATGCGGTCAAATGCCGTACCCCAGAAGGACGAGCACCTAAAGCTGCTGAAATGAAAGAATGTCGGGAGTATTTGGATGGGGAGTTAGCGGTAGTTAAACCCAAGTACGTATTGCTACTCGGGTCTACCTCTTACAAGATGATGCTCGGCTCGGGAAAGATCACGGACGATCATGGGAAGATAGTTGAAAAGAATGGTGTTAAATACATGCCATCCTTTAGCCCATGGATCGCCTTCCGTGACCCGAAAAGGGCAGAGCCTTTGAAAGCTGACCTCATGAGATTCGGTAATATGTTGAAAGGTGTATCATCTGAGCTCCCTAAATTAAATCTCCGATATGTTAAGAATTTCAATGATGTGAATGAGATGTTGGATGAAATTTCCGAGAACACCGTCGTTAGTTTCGACGTCGAGACCACATCATTAAAACGTCATTTCGGTCATATCAACTTGCTTGGGATCGGGTTACAGGATAGTCAGTGGATTCTTCCTCTCGAATGGCATGAAGGATCATTCAAAGGTAAGTCGGCGGTTATTAGACAGATTCTGGAATTAATAGCTGAGGCATTGAAAGGAAAGAAAGTCGTCGGGCAGAACGGGAAGTTTGATAACCTGTGGCTTAAACATCATTACGGGGTTAAATTCCCCCTCTCATTCGATACCATGATCGCTGCTTATGCTCTTAATGAAAACCGCCCGACCAACCTGAATTATCTCACCAAAGTATTCTTAAATTGGCCAGGATACGATATTAGCACGGAGGAAAAGGTTGGTAATACCTCATTAAAGAAACTGAGCACTTATCTAGGATATGACGTATATGGAACTCGGGCTTTGTATTTCATACTAAGGGATCTTCTCAAAAAGGATCGGCCCACAGCTCGGGTATTCAAATTGTTATTGATGCCAGCAGCCAGAGCCTATGAGAATATCGAAGAGGCCGGGATGTACATCTACCCGATGAGGTTTGATGAAGTGGATAAGCACATCAGTACCCAGATGGAGAAGGTATTGGCTAAACTTCACAAATTCAAAGTCATGAATTGGGGTTCGACGAAGCAAGTTGGAGAATTTCTTTTCGGGGATTTAAAACTCCCAATTCTGGAATCCACAAAGGGTGGATCGGCTTCTACTGGTGAATCTGTTCTCATGAGGCTTCGGGATCAACATCCATGCATAGATCTGTTATTGGAATACAAAGGATTAAAGCAACAGCATTCATTTTTCATAGCCGGATGGAAGAAGCGGATGCACAAAGGAATGCTTTATCCTTCATTCAAACTGGCTCATACGGTAACTGGAAGAACGTCATGTGAAGAACCGAACCTCCAACAAGTTCCACGGGATCCTGTCATACGTTCATTAATAGGAGCTCCGAAGGGATGGACTCACGTACAGCTTGACTATTCACAAGTTGAATTAAGGGTAGTAGCCATGATCTCCGGAGAACCGACAATGAAATGGGTCTTCCAAACTGGTCAAGACATCCACACTAAAACAGCTCAGGACATCTCGGGAAATCCTAAACCGTCGAAGGAAGAACGTAAACAGGCAAAGGCTGTTAACTTCGGATTCGTTTACGGAATGGGTTGGAGGAAATTCAAGGACTATGCTCGAGATAAATACGGGGTCATACTTACTGATGCTCAAGCAAAGACATTCCGGAAGAGGTTCTTCGAGTCATACAGCGGTCTAATGAAATGGCATGCTAAGCAAAGGAAGATAGTCGGCATCAGCGGACAAGTTCGTAATCTGATTGGACGTCTACGGCGTTTACCGGAAATTTATTCACCGGATCAAGGAATGAAGGCTGAGGCAGAACGCCAAGCCATCAACTCTCCTGTTCAATCGTTCGCTTCTGATATGACTTTAATGTCGATCATCCAAATTGACAAAGAAATTCCAAAGGAAGATGCTGTATGTTTCGGGTCAGTACATGACGCTATCCTTTTCCGGGTCAGAGATGAGGTATTGGAAGAAACTGTGATGAAAATCAAATCCATTATGGAATCTCCGAAACTGTTGAAAACCTTCGGGGTTAATATGACGGTTCCCATCATAGCCGATATGGATATTGGTGATTGGGGTAAAGGGGTTTCATTGGATGAATGGAAGGCATGGAAGAAATCTAAAACGAAGAAGGAACTGTATGATTGGGTAAAAGAAAATGCTTCATAATGCAAAAGAATTTATCTATTTACAATATTGACCGTCTTACCTATAATTAACTTATATCCTATGAAGGAGGTGATAAAAATATGCCAGGAGAAGTTATAAAGGTTTCGAATTCCAGGTTACGGCTATGGAGGAAATGCCACTATGCACACCATCTCCGTTACAATGAAAAACTGGAAAAGAAAGCCCCAGCAGTTCCATTGGTCCGAGGAAAAGTTCTCCATGAATTGATTGAAGCTCGGATATGTGGAAAGAAAACCAAACCCATACTCCAAAGATTTACGAAGGAGTTCGATAAACTGTTTAATGAAGAAAAAGCCGAAATCGGGGATTTACCGAACGAGGTCAAACAGTTATTCGATGGCTACATAAAGCATTGGGAAGATGAAGATCTGGAGTACCTCAAAAAAGATGGAAAACGGGCCGAATTCGAATTCGAAGTTCCATTAGTACCTGGGGTCAATTTATATGGTCTTATCGATACGGTTCCTAAAGATTCTCGCGGTCGGGTATGGCTGATGGAGCATAAAACCCATAAGAAAATGCCAAGTGAATCTGCCCGATTTACAGACCTTCAAACAGTTCTTTATTGCTGGGTTCTTCCACAAATCGGATTTCCGAAACCGACTGGCGTATTATGGGACTACATTAGAACAAAGCTTCCGACGATGCCTGAACTCTTGAAAAAAGGCGGGCTGTCGAAAGCGAAGGACATCGATACCACGTATGAGGTTTACATGGGCCAAATCAAGAAATATGGTTTGGATCCGGATGACTATGAAGAAGTACTGGACAGGCTGAAGAATCGGCATGAATCTTTTTACCAACGGGTTTTCATGCCAGCTCCAGAAACGATCATGAAAGCGGTAATCGCTGATGCTCAATCGACGGCCTGGGAAATTAAAATCCTGGGTAAAACGCTGAAGGACCGGAACATCACAAAGGACTGCAGCTGGTGTAGTTATTACTCCATATGTCAGGCAGAGTTAAGGGGATTGGATTCCGAGTTCATCCGGAAAACTGAATATGCCCCGAGGAAGGATCGGAAAGATGAGAAAAGGCAAGAATCCGAAACCGATTAAAGGTCGATCCAAAGGTGCTGAATACGATGAAATCGTTTCGAAGATCCGAGATGTTGGGGAGATCGAAAAGATTATAAAAGGGTTAGCATATGGGAAGTCCGGAACGGGAAAAACCACATTAGCATGCCACATTCTTCCAAAACCTTTGCTATTGATCGATATGAAGGAAGAGGGAAGCGACAGCGTACAAGATGTGGAAGGAGTAAAGGTAGTCCGATGTGAATCATGGGAGGACCTGGAGAATCTCTACTGGTATCTCGAAAGCGGGAATCATCCATACAAATCATTCGTAGCTGACACAATAACCCAAGCTCAGGAATTGGCCCAAAAGCATGTGATGGCTGAGGAAGGTAAGGATTTCCTATCACTCCAAATTCGCGGTAAGGCATCGGAGATAATGAAGACATTATTCATCAATTTCCGAGACCTTCCATATCATTCATTCTTACTGGCACAAGATCGTACTGACGAAGTGGATACGGAGGAAGAAGATCAAATAATGCCTTCGGTAGGCCCGGCATTAAGTCCGGGTATCGCTAAAACGGTGACTGCCATGGTAAAGTTGATTTTCAATACGTACATCCAAGAAGTAGTATCCCGTAAAGAAGGTCGCATCGAACGCCGTATGGAGTACCGGGTTAGAACTGGACCACATCCATACTACATCACGAAGGTTCGGAAACCGAAAAGTAAATCAGTTCCCGACTACGTGGTTGACCCAACCTTCGATGACGTTCTAGCATTAATGTCTGGTACGTATGTGGCCAAAGCACCAAAGGTATCCGGTGGTAAACCGAAGACGGGCAAACGTCCTCTCCGGAGAAAATAAACCAAATCCAATTATAAGGGAGACATTTAATCATGGCTAAAGCGAAAAAAGGTAAAACGGTAAAGGTTGACATGAAGGGAGTAGAATCCGGAGGAAAACGCATTCCAGAAGGAGAGTATGTGGTGGAAGTAGCGGAGGTAACCTCCGAAAAATCCAGCGAAGGAAATCCTTACCTGCAATGGGTTCTGAAAATCGTCGACGGTAAACAAAAGGGATCCAAACTCTATCACATTACTTCGCTGCAATCGCAAGCACTGTTCAATCTCCGCCGTACGCTGGAAGCCATCGGCATCGAAGTTCCGGATGGAGCAATGCAATTCGACCTCGATGAGGTAGTCGGGCTGCAAATGGGAGTAAACGTCGAGCATGAGGAATATAACGGTAAAACGAAAAACCGGGTTACCGACATATTCAGTCTCGAAGATGAGGAAGGCGAGGAAGGTGACGAAGATGGTCACACCCAGGAATCGCTGGAGGAGATGGACGATGAGGAATTGGTGGAAGCGGCCAATGAACTCGAGGTAGAGATCGTTTACTCCAATAAGAAGAAAAAGAAAGTCAACCGGGATGCCCTCATCGCCGCTATCCTCGAAGCACAGGGAGAGGAAGAGGACGAAGAAGGGGAAGATGACTCCGATGACGAAGATGATTCCGACGATGAAGAAGATGAAGACTACTCTGAAATGTCTGACGAAGATTTGGTAGAAGCGGCCGAGGATCGCGGACTGGAGGTTCCATACTCCAACAAAAAGAAAAAGAAAATCAACCGAGATAAATTAATCGAGCTTCTGGAAGAATACGACGAAGAAAACGGGGCCGGGGAAGACGATGAAGATGAGGAAGACGAAGAGGATGATGAGGACCTGACCGAACTCTCCGACAAGGACCTCATCGCAAAAGCTGAGGAAGTTGGGGCTGAAGCGGTTTACACTGGTAAAGGTAAGAAGAAAAAGCTGGATCGCGATGCCACAATCGCAGCTATCGAGGAAGCCGATGAAGATGAGGATGAAGACTCCGCCGATTCTCTGTCCGAACTGTCTGATGAAGACCTTCTCGAAAAGGCCGAAGAATATGATGTGGAACCAGTATATTCCGGTAAAGGCAAGAAGAAAAAACTCGACCGGGAAGCCACAATCGATGCCATCGTAGAAGCGGCTGACCTGTAATATCTGAACTTATACAACATCATGGGGCTATGCTTTCGGGCATGGCTCCTTTTCATAGGAGGATGATCATGTTAGAAAAACATGTGGTAACAAAGATACAGGATAAGATAAAGGATGCGTACCCGAATTCCATCACATTCAAGACCCATGGAGGGCCTTTCCAAATGGCGGGGTTGCCTGATTTAGTCGGATGTATAAATGGGAGGTTTATCGGGATCGAGGTAAAGGCTCCCGGTAAAGAGCATGAGTTAAGTAGGTTACAAATGGTATTCCTCAAGAAATTACATAAAGCCGGAGCCATTACTTTTATGTCATCCTCAGCAGATCATTCTTTAGCTCGGATCAATGATGGATTAAAAGGTAAAGAGGTGGACCCATTTGAATTATACAATCCTAAAACAAAGAATAAGGATACTTAGGAGATATGGGTATGAAAGACGCCGTAAAACGTGGTTATATCAAAAAATGTACAGGAGAAAAAGTAGGGGCAGGTTTATGGCGGAATATGATTTGCGAGCCATTTATAAATGGACCACAGATGAACTGAGGAAGGAGCTCTATTCCATCGACACAGAAGGTTCCAGTTTAATGCGGGGCAGAAAGTGGTAGAGATTCCTGTTTACATTCACCTCCATATCTCTTATAATAAGGATATAACCAATTCGGGAGGTAATGAAAATGAAAACTACTCAACTGTATGCATATGCAAAGCAATACGCTCAACAATACTGGGGCCTGACTTTTAATCTCCGCATCGTAGAAAATGGCCGCCTCGGGCGGGCTCGGGCACGATTCGTACGCCGGGCTGGTGAACAATACATCGATTTCAATCCAGAAATCCTGAAGCATGATTCGGAAGAAAATATCCTGATGACGTTGAAACACGAAGTATGCCACTGGGCGGTATATAATACGAAGGGTCATCCATACCACAAAGACGGTCATCCATTCTTCGAATCGGAATTGGTTCGCATCGGGTCACATTCGACCGGAACGGTTGGAGCAACCGGAAATTACTACCATATATCCTGTTCAAAATGTGGTAGAGAAATGCCAATCAGCACAAGAGAATCAGTAGCCCGCAGAAGGTTAGGTTCCCAATATACCACTAAATGCTGTAAGGCCCCGACAGCATGGGTCGGATTGAAAACCATATCCCGCAAACAGGAAGAACCTAAAACGGCTGTAGCGGCCAACGTAGCGGCTATCCCGGCTCCTGTATCCGGAACCATGACCGCATCTGATGTGGCTGCAATGTTCAAACTCGATCCAAAAGTATTCCGTAAAAAGCTCCGCAATGCCGGGTATAAAAAGGAAGGATCGGGATGGACCTTCACCCAAGAAATGATAAAAGAAATAAAATCGAAATTGGGCCTATAATGGTCCTTTTTCTTTGTGATATTACGCCATGGTGGTGCATATAATGGACTATAACCACAAACAAACATTAGGAGGAATTAACCAATGGAAAACGTAGAGGTTCAAGAACAGGCGGTAACGAATGAGGTAACACCCGTACAACCAACGGAGGTAAGGACGGTATTGCTAAAGGATGTAGCAAAGCAGGTCGGCATGGATGACAAGAAGCTTCGGAGATTCCTCCGGGAAAAGAAGTTTCAGAAACCTGCTCGTCAATGGTTCTGGCCTGAGGGATCGGCCGATCTAGCAACCATCCTGGAGAATGCCAAGAAATGGGAGAAAGAGGAAAACGATGCTAAAGCACCGAAACCCTCTGAAGCCCCAACGCCACAGGATGCCGCTGCATCCATCCCAACGGAAGCGGAACAGGAAACATCGGATGACCCATCCGAAACTCCTGAGCAACATAATGAAGGGATGGAGATGGGGCAAGAAACTATGGTAGCCGATCCGACTGAATAAACCCGCCATTCATGGAATCGGGAAAACTGGGAGCTTCTCTACGGCTCCCTTTTTCATGGGCAAAAAGAAATTTTGATTTGGGGGTATACAAAGCACTCAATCAGTCTTATAATAAGGATATAAACCAAAACACGGAAAGAAGGAATGTAAAATGACAACTGCAAAATTCGTATGGGTGAAAGAAAAGGCAATAGAAATCCTGAAAGATGCTAAAATGGTGGAACTGAAGGAACTGGCCAAAACTGAAGGATGGGCAGAATTCTGGAATAACCTGAAAGATTCTATGGACGGTAAAGACCTATCCCGGAAAATATCATTCATCGGGGTCACAAAGGCGGAACTGGTCGAATACATCGCTAACACCCAACAATTGAAATTCAACAACTCCCAAAAGGAGAAGGAACTAGCTGCTGAGCAAACCTCATCCCAACCGAAGGAAGATTCGGATGAAGAGGAATCCATCATCACACTGAAGGAAGTCGCATCCATGCTCGGAACAAACGAGAAAGCCCTCCGCCGGAAGCTCCGTAACAAAGGAATGAAAAAGCCCGGAGGTCGCTGGGAATGGCAACCGGAAGATTCCCAATTGAAAGAAATCATGACATGGAAAGAGGCTTAGGCCTTTTTCTTTGTAAATCTTTTGCATTCACCGTTTACATCTTGTGTGTTTTCTCTTATAATTAATCTATCAAATAAAACATGAAAGAAGGAAACGACAATGATTAAATTAACCGCAATGGAGATTAAACTGGTAAACGCTATGAGGGACAACGAATACAACGATGCAATCGAAGGAGCAACATGGACGTTCACGGCAATCGACAACTCCGGAATTCCTGCAAAACAAGCACGAGGAGTAATTTCCTCCCTGGTACAAAAAGGACTGGTAACGGCCGAAGTTGGGAATAAGAATATCGGGGATGAGGATAACATCGCATTCACAAACGCTGGAGTCGCCCTTTTCGATAATGCTGATGGTGAAGAATGCCAATGGGGAGGACCTCGTCTTCTGAAAGAAATCGAAATGGGAGAAAAAGAAGTAAAGGTAACCGCACCTACCAAAATCGAAACGGTAGAAACGGTATCGGAAATCACAGTAAAAGATCTGGCTGCCATCATGGGAATCGACGAAAAAGCGGTACGCCGGAAACTTCGCAAAGCTGGACTGAAACGGGACGGAAGAACATGGAGCATCACAAAAACTGAAATGGAGGGCCTGAAATAGGCCTTCTTTTCTTTGTGATTTATGTTTACAATCACACATTCTTCTCTTATAATAGACATATAACCAATTAAACGGAGGCGGTAACGATGGCAAAGATCGAAGAAGGGACTACGGTATTATTTGAAAAGAACGGTAAACCATGGCAGAAGGTATGGCAAAAATGCTGGGGCGGATGCCGGGGAACTGGTTACATTTCATACTACGCCCATTACGCACAAGGAGTATGCTTCAAATGCGAAGGAGTTGGAGGACGCTGGAAGGAATCACGGGTACTGAATGAAAAGGAACAAGCAAAACGGGATGCTGCTAAAGCACGAAAGGAAGCCCGGAAAGAATCTGAGATGGCTCAACGCATCGAAGCTGATAACCAAAAGGACATCGAAAAAATGGGCTTCGAAAACGGATCAATCCATGTGGTAATCGGAGTTAATACTTTCGACATCAAAGAGGAACTGAAGGAGAAAGGAGCACAGTTCAACGGCTTCGGATGGTACTTCAAAATCCCAACGGACGGGTATCAAACGGTGGAAATCAAATTCGAAGAAGTATTCTTCAAGAATGAGAATGGAAAGCTGATCATCACTCCTACTCCCATGGAAATGAAACGCATGGTTAAAGATCGCACCCCTAAAACAACCGAATCTCAGTACATCGGAACCATCGGAGAGAAAATCGAAATCGACATCACGGTTAAAAGAATATTCGGATTCGAATCTAAATTCGGATACAAAAAGGTGATCATCATGGAGGATGCCGATGGAAACGTCTTTAAATATGTTACTCAATCATGCTACCTCCAAGAGGGAGAAACAGTAAAACTAGTAGGAACAGTAAAGGATCACACAGAATATGATGACGTAAAACAAACAGTTATCACCAGATGCAAAGCTAAGGCCTAATGGCCTTTTTCTTTGTGTGAATTATCTTTGCATATATGCGGAAGTTTCTATTTACATGTCAACAAAATTCTTGTATAATTTAATTAATCCAATAAAAGGAGGAGAGGAAGATACGACCTCCGATAAAGGTTACCTTTTATAAGCATCAGGGAATAGCATACAAAAAAGGTAGGAAGCTTCCATGCATGGCACTGCTAATGGATCCTGGAACGGGTAAAACCATAACAGCTGTGGCGATCGTGGGCTACCGATTCCTTAAGAGGCAGGTTAAGAAGGTACTGGTAGTTGCTCCGAAGTCGGTGGTTCCGGTATGGGGTGGTAGGAAGAATGAATTTAAAAAATTCGCCGATTACCCATTCCAGACTGTTGAATTAAAGAAAGGAAGGAGGAAGCCCCTACAGTTCCCGTCTGAACCTGGGAAAGCACTGGTCGCAGTAACTACATATCAGTCTGCTTGGAGGATGGCGAAGAACATAATCAAATGGAAGCCGGACATGGTTATACTCGATGAGAGTCATAACATAAAGAATGGTCGATCCATACAAGCCAGATTTCTACACAAGCTTTCAAGGAACGTCCAATACAAACTGATATTGACTGGCACTCCGGTATCGGAATCTCCATTGGATTTCCATTCACAGTATGTATTTCTCGATCCAACTATCTTCGGCCACAATTTCGGGAAATTCCGCAGTAAGTATGCTATCATGGGCGGATTCATGAGGAAGCAGGTCAAACGGTATAAGAACCTGAAGGACCTATCAAGAAAAGCCCATACGATTGCATATCGGGTCAGAAAAGAAGACTGTACGGATCTGCCACCTGTTACCACATTATTCAAATACTGTGAATTAACCGAGAAGGCCAAATCACTCTATAATGAAATGAAAAAGGAATTTGTTATAGAGATTGGCCAAAAAGAGATTTCGGCTCCATTGGTCATTTCTCAGATGCAGAAACTTCAGCAAATCGCTGGTGGATTCGTAAAGGATGAAGATGGTGACATCCATGAAATAGGTAAAGACAAACTGAACCTTTTGAAGGAAACCATCGAAGAGTCAAAAGGTAAGAAACTGGTTATCTTCGCCCGATATGTACCCGAAATAGAAGCAATCCAAAAACTATGCACTAAAATGAAAATGGAGACCATATTGCTTTATGGAAAGTCCAAAAATCGGGAAGCAATCGTAGAGAAGTTCCAGGATGGTAAGCTGGATGCAATCATAGTCCAAATTAAAACTGGAGGAGTCGGCATCACATTAACAGCGGCCGATATGACGATCATCTACTCTTCCACATTTTCTAATCTCGATTACGAACAAGCACTGGCTCGAACGGATCGTATCGGGCAAACTAAACCGACTACGGTGGTCCATCTGGCATGTGAGAACACCATCGATGAGGAAATATTCGAAGCATTGGTATCGAAGAGAAACCTGGCCGAACTAGTGATCGATAAATACAATCCAAACGGAGGAAAAGATATGAAAGGTAAATTTGTTAACGAACATCCAGAAGTGGTAGAGAAATTGGAGGAACTGAAGCAAGCAATTGAATCGGGAAGAAAAGTCAACCCAGATCCGGCCCGCATTCCCAATGTTGATGACGATAGCCCTTTATCATTGGTTCTATTAAGAGGAGGAGTTGAAGTCATGAGAGTCGGGGAATTCAAAGAGGAGAAAGCGAAGGAAGGCAAATCCAAGAAGGAAAAGAAAGAGAAACGTCCGGAAATCATCGGTGAAATCGTAACCATTAAGGATTTGGCGGACGAGCTTAAGATGGAACCAACCGACCTCCGTAAACGGCTTCGCGGCTCCGATTTGGAGAAACCATCAGGACGTTGGGAATGGCCTATAGACCACAAAGATTTGGCGGTGATTAGAAAATGGAAATAAACATCGGAGAGATTTTCCAGCATGAAGGAAGTAAAAGGGTCATAGAGATAGTGGCCATATCAATAGTCAAAGGAGATACTATGGTATGGGTCAATGATTCGGTATTCGGGAAAACTCGTTATCTTTACATGGATTTGGAACGCATCCTTCAAGGTTATGTGAAGAAAGTGGTAAGCCCGAAATTCAAGAGAGGGACGGTTTTCTCTGATGGAAGAAATGGAGGGAGATATATCCGAGTATTAGAAATATCCCCCGATGTTGATGATAAAGGTCAGTACAGTTACTTTATACGGAGTAATTGGAATGATGGACGAATCAATTTCTCGGCGGTTCAAGAAAAATACTTAGTCGAATATGCTCGTATGGAACATTAACAAAAAGAAGGAGGTCGATTATGACCTCTTTTTCTTTGCGGGTCTTTCATCTTCTTCATCGAGGTATATCATTCTCTGTCTTTCCTGGATGTACTGCAATACCTCATCAATATTCCTACCATACCTCTTCGAATGTTCCACAGTCAAGTTTGAGTTATCCATGGTTTCAAATCGTTTTCCAACTAGGTCAGGAGCTTTGGTCATAAATGGGGCTTCGTATCTCCCGTTGGGACCTAACCAGCATGATATAAAGTTGAACCTCTCAGTTGATGACATAGCTTGCGATGGTAAGAAAGTGGGTAACAGATACTCCTCCAAATCCTCATATACATTGATGTTGGAGTTTTTGAATATATGCCAGTTAACCGATGATGACATGATGATGTTGTGGAGCTCTTTCAGTTCCTTCGATACATCCGGATTATGATACAGGAATAATGGAGCCATCCGGTATTTGGGACCTTCCAGCAACATCCGTTTGCAGAAGTGAATCATACCCTTTGTTAAGAATTGATGAGGCTCATTCATTACCAGAAACGTTCCCGGGCTTTGACCGTCCATTGAAATGCCCGATAGGAATGTGAGCATCGTAATCCAGTAAGTTATGGTCTTAACCGCCATCTCTCCTAGTTTTCTTGACGGTATCCGGAATATGACTACCTTTCCTTCGGACATCCATTTTCCAAGATTCACATCAGGGTTAGCCATTTGCCCGAAGATTGGCTTCAGGAATTCATCTCCTAGTAACTCTCCGATGCGTACCAATATCGGGCTGCTAATGGCTGCTTGGCGTCCCTCATTATTATGGTAATGTTCCAGCAAGAGGGTATCCCAACCCTTTTCCTGCAATTCCCGTATTTTCTCGGATCGGAACTTTTTCGACAGGCACATGAGCTTTATGCCGACTAAATCTCCTCCTACGGCTTTTGAGAATTCTCGTAGATATTCCCGAGTTTGATGGTTATCGACATCATCGCCCATTAGAAAGTTGGTTAGGTATTGAGAGATTAGATTCCCGCCCATGCGGTCGCTTCCCATGTCATTGGTCAGCGAGTCGAGTCCGAGGTAGACAGGCCAATCGAAGTCCCCGAGATTTATGTCGATTATGTGGTCAGGGGGTATATGATCTCGTAGGGCGTCCGACATCCCGCGATGACCATTCCGTTCATCTATGACATCGGGAACCACAGCTCCTAACCCATGTTTTATGTGGCCTTCTACTATGAAGTTTATCGCATCTTGGTCTTTTCCCATGCGAGGAGACCCAATAAAGACCCTCGGAGTGTATGCCATGTCTTTGTCTTTCATTGGCCAATGTACCCGATACTCCTTCCCTTTTACGGATGATGTGCCCATGAAGATTCCTGACTCATCTGCGAATACGTCAGGTATTTCAACCTCGATTCTTTGGTTGGATACTAGCGTCTCTCGGAATTCATATTGCAACTCCTTCGTCGGCAGCTGTTGGAGTTTTGCAACCTCTTCCACAGACATGATGTTCGGATCCAAATCCTTTACTCTCCAATGGGATAGTTCCTCTATTTCCTCTCGTGATTTGATATTGACTTTTACAGCTCTCAACCTGTTATCCCCAACCATCTCCGAATATGACGTTTCCACCGTCCGTGCCAGAACTTCCCTCCGAACTGGGTGAGGAGAAGTTACTGTAAACCGGATCGCCGTTTTAAAGGATGGTAGATTTCGTTTATGCCGAGTACGGTCAGATAAATCACCATTAACCAGTAACTGAGCTCTCTCCGGATCGACTGGGCGTTTAAGGGATGAATCAGGGACGGTAGCGGGTACTCCATGAAAGAACAGAGCCCGTTCCATCCCGGTCATTACCTCCCCCAGTATTTTCTTCGCCTCCCACATGAATGACTGGCCTAAACTGAATACCGCCTTTACGATCCGGGATGGATCCAACTCCGACCTGTAAAGCATCCCCCCTTTATCCCAGTTCTCCCATGCATACTCTACGAGTTTCTTCCATTTGAATCGGTCCACAGCTTCGGTTCGTATAAAGATTGATATTGCCTCTCCATCCCGTAGCTCATTCGATAGCGACATGACATCTCTGATTGGCGTTGTATGCTCTTGAAAGTTCATTTTCAATGAGAACATATTGTGTCGCTCATACTTCATCTTATACAGGTCTGTATCGTCTCTGATGAGCTCTGGGTACTCGGTCTCCTCAATGGTGCATCTCTTCCATTGTTCGAAATTCTTTATCTTGATTTTGAATGACTCGATGAAGTCTTCCGGCATGGTCACATAGAATTCGATGACCTTTCCTCTCTCATCATCGTTCGTCATTCGGATTGACCACCATAGGTTCGGGTTCTCCCTCAAAATAACCTGCATACCATTTCTGTGCTGCCATGGGTATCGGGGAAACTTGGCCGACAGCATTTCATAAAGCGACGTTTGTAGTTTCTTCGTAGATGAGTTTAAAACGGAATGATGGGGAACTATTTTCATGGTCTTATATGGAACATTTAATCTCTGAATAATACTCATATTATCAACCTCCATATGGCTCCGAGGAAGAATACGGTGAAGAGTCTTCCCAGCCATTTACCTCCAAACTGTCCGATCATTGGCCCAATCATAACTCCTATGGCGCATATATCAACTGCCAGAATGATGATCTCTATTGAGTAACTGTTTATCACATCGATGAAGTATCCGAATCCATCTCCTACCACTTTACCTGTTGGCTTTACCACCCACTCCATTTCTTTGTGGATGAATCCATCGGCGAACCTATTAACCTTTTCCATGAAACTCGGGTTATCTACCGCCCAGGTTTTGATGGTATCCACATACTCGGTAGGATCGACATATTGGCCGGATGAGTTCTTCATGGCAAGATGTAGATGTGGACCAGTTGAGTGCCCGGTATTACCACTGTCACCCAGTTTCTGACCCATGGTAACATATTGATTGGCTTTTACCTTTACCTCTGATAGATGTCCGAATATGACCTCCTTTTCTTTACCACCTATTTTCATGAATACTGCCTTACCTAAACCTCCCGTATCAATTACCTTCGATATGATGCCATTGGAGGGGCTTAAGATGTCGGTCCCAATTGGCATTGCGATGTCGACTCCGGTATGCGGTGTCACATGAACTGAGTCGATTGATCCGAATTGGGATGTGATCGTGTACACCGGACTACCGCTGATCTTTACGAGCATCATAATCCCTCCTTAAATGGCCGATAGGAACTTCTGAATGTCTACTGAATGTTTTATGACCAGGTAACCGATGGCTCCTCCTGTAAGCAGTTCTATGGCTTTCGTACGGTTTCCAAACATCCAGCTTGCTCCGGCAAACATGATGACCCCAATGCAGATCCAATCAGAGATGTTCCAAAGAGCATTGAGGAGCCTGAGCCATGACCCATTTGTGGTTTCATTGGCAACGGCTGCCACCGCCATCATCATTCCTGTTGAAGCCGACTGGAGAATGTAACCTTTTACCTGCTTTACATCTTTTACTTCCCCTTCAAAAAACGGTTTCCACTGAACGGTAACGCATTTTTTCATTTTTCTCAATCCCTTCTGAATATTCATGGAAGTTTCGGGTAATAATGATGTCGATGGAGGTGATAAAATGATGTTCATTATCGGGCTGATAATCGGTGGAGTTATGGCTTATGCGACCAGCAAGGTTGTTGGTTAGAGGAAGGAGTTATAGTTAGTGGGTAGTTCATGGGTGACAGGATCGGGCTTTGGTTGGGGTTTTGGGATCTCTACCACAGGATCTGGATTTCGACATATGTCATTCCAGATAAGAGATTTAAGGTACGAAGAGTAATTGCTTTGGTTCTTTAGGTGATCATGCATCAACCGCTGTCTGTCATCATTCATATTGAATACAATACCGCCGACGTTAGCGAAACCGGATTTTCGCGATTTCATAGAAGGCCACCACATTTCCGAATATTGGATCCAGTGTTTGATCACCGTATCGGGGTTGTAGGATGTCAGTGTTAGGGAAATATTCCGATATATGCGGTTGCATCATTTTGGCAGCACCGCCTAACAACCTAACCCGGTCATTCTCGTTCCACCGATCCAGTGCTCTTAAACAGATTCTTCGGGCATACATCATCGGATTGGAGACATCTACCGTCTCTGATCCGAACCTTTCTGTGAAACTGTCCCGATCCACATAGCTCATGTCTTTTGTTGTGCCGTAATTGATGGTTCCGCTTCCGAGATCAATATACCTAATCCAACCAGGTTTGGGATCTGATAACCCGGCTGCAGCGCCTTCTGGTGCAACTTCTAAATCCGAGATGAATACCGTTCTTTTGACTCCGTTTACGGTTAACGTATGGCTTCCATATAATAGCCGTTTCATCCGGGCCTTTTCAGTGTCTATGTGACCAGATATCGGTTGACCAACCACCAATTTACGTTCATCGGCCGTCGCATTCATCGTTTTATGGATGGCGACTAAAACCCGGATTAGGCCATCCATGTGAGCTTTAGAAGACCCCTTCCGGGAATACCCATGGTCACATTCAGTTTCGACGATTGGACCCATAAGGTACCTCTGGTCGCCATATTCTACCACCATGTCCTCCTCTCCCAGTTTTCCGATGTTTAGCTTCCTGTACTCCCCTATTAATGATACGAATTTTCCGTACCCGGTAGAGTCACAGTATTTGACGTTGAAACCTCCTGCATCAATTCCTTGAATCCTCATGTTGCAGCCTCCTTGATGTTGGGTTAAACCTAGGTATAATCCGGGTTAAACGTAGGGTTTAATGTGGGTTAAATGTAGGGTTTAATCTAGGTTATACCCTATCATATGGGCAATGTTTGTTCCAGTATGCAGGTCCAGTAAATAAAATGATGAATATTGTCATATAAAAGATAATGAGTGGTTTCTATTTACATTCAACTCATAATCTCTTATAATGAAATTACATTAATGAAAGGAGGTAATACATATGACTTACTGCATGACATGCTGTTCCACTAACTGTTCGAAAACTCCGGTAATCACCCTGAAAACTGGATTTCACATCATCAACGGAACTCGCTACAACGTATCAAGCTGCAAATAAGATTATGGGCGAAAGCCCATTTTCTTTGTGTATACCTATTTACAATCAATAGCCATGTGTGATATAATGGAACTGACAGCCAAAATAGTTGGTGCGAAATCCTACACACAAAAAGGTCCCGAAGGACCTAGATGACTATTTTTTCGATCCGGTATAATTCGAATTCATTTGCTGCCCATTCCTGTATATCTTCGATACAGGTTATTTCCATTAGTTCGAAACCATTTTCTCCGACGATTTCCATTTGGCATGGCAGGTCGAGTTGAGTTATGACCAGTTCATCCAAACCCCGGAATTTTGCATCAGTTTGACCGATAATAATGTAGTTCATTTTTAACATCTCCTTCGTTTAATGGGTATACATCTATTGTAAGCTATATTGTGTGGTTTGTAAACGGTGACTAGCAAAATAAATATCTTATAAACTTTGACCGAATCTATTTACAAACCACACAAAATATGAGATAATGAATTATAACCAAATGGGAGGTAATTAAAAATGAAAAAACTTAAATCGGGAATCAAACTCAATCAATGGGACGCTCTGACAGACATCGCCTCTGACCAGTATGACGTTATCAACCGCATATCGGGAATCGAATTCGAATTCGAAACCTCGGCCGGGATGGTTAGACTCTGGTATGATCCGGTTTACCTGATCGTATACGGAAACCCGGACCACATCGAATATCTGGAAGATTTAATTCTTGGAGCAACTGAAACTGGCGAATGGGATGCATAAAAATTAGGAGCTTCGGCTCCTTTTTATTTTGGAAAATAGGTATACAAAGATGGGGTTTTGTCTTATAATAGATATATACCCATTAAACAGGAGGAGATTTAAAATGGCAATGAACACGATGAAAACTACGAACGACAAATGGTATGAACTGCTCGGGGAGTTAACGGAAGGAGAAATAACAATGCCTTTCATTACGGACAACGACGGGGAGGAACTGTTTCACACTGTCAACGGACAATGGCACCGACTAATGACCTTCGACTTCGACAAAGAAATCGTTATTATCCATAATGATGCTCCATTAAATGAACATTTCCCAAAATGGAGAAAGGTCCTGAAATAGGGCCTTTTTCTTTGAGATTGCTGTATACAAACCACTCCATATCTCTTATAATAGATATATACCCAATGAAGGAGATGATAGAAAATGAAGTTTTACGTTTTAGCTGCAAAGTATGACCGACACGTGGATATTACTATGATGAGTTTTCAAATTCCAGGAGACCAAGTTAAGATTCTTGATTATGATGATGAAAAGGAGGTTGAATATGAAAGGGTTATAGATTTAATCGATTTGGATGATTTAATTAATTGGGCTGAGCAGGAGTTCATGGATGGAGAATATGAAATAATGGAAGCTGAAAATCAGGTGAAATTTAAGCCCAATGACAGATACATGACATGCGAGGGAACCTGTAACAGAAGCTTACCAAAAGAAGAATTGGATGAAGATAATATATGCGAATCATGTAAAGAATAGCCCGAAAGGGCTTTTTCTTTTTGCGTGGCAGTCCAAAGTTTTGGTGTTCATTCCCATTATACCAGAGATTGCTAGTGATTGTAAATAGAATGGCAAAAGAAAAACCCCGGTGGGGGTTATTTCAAGGAAATCATATGTTTGTATCGGTCACCCGATTCATGGGGTTCATAGAGAAAGGTTTCCGGGAATTTTTCTGCCATTACCGGAACCTCTCCGATATTTAATATACATGAAACATGTAAACTCATGGCCTGAACTTTATGACCCGTTCCGCCATATTTGTGAATAAATCTAACCACTGTTTCTTTAATTCTTTCTAATTGATGTTCAGAACATAAATCCAATGCGGTTCCTGTTTTTTTCATGAATACCATCTCCTTCGTTTGAATTACTTTAATCATATCATAGTCTTTAAAGATTGTAAATAGTCCATGGAAAATAAAAAGCCTGCCATCCCGTTTCCGGAATTAGCAGGCAATGTGATTAATTCATTTTTTATGACGGGTCATACAAAAATGATATGCGGGCGGGACGTAAATATTGCCAGTACAGAGTTATCTATTTTCCGTAGGCTGTCCCGATGCAATCCGCAATTCATCGGCTAATCGGCCGATTTCTTTATGCGGAGCAATACCGTATACAGCTTTCAGTATCCCGATGATTTTGTTGGCGTCTTCTTTTTTAAGCGACATGGTTTCCTCCTTATACCTTTTTACCTGCGCTACAAACTCCGCTTTTGAAATGCCAGAGCCGGGGCAAGTTTTCAGGTTAGTCATTTCCCGGTGGAACTTTATGGTACTGCCGAACAAATCTACCACAGCTGATGTTAAGCCGACTGCAGTACGGAGTTGAGCTCCCTCCAGCTTTTCCTGGCCGACGTCGAAGTTACCAATCATCTCGAACATGAATGGATGACTACGGCTGTCTCCATCATCAGAGTCATTGTATCCCGTGGCAGATGCCGGGTATTTCAGTAGCGATCTCCCATCCCAAATGAATCCATCAGGATCAATGGTGGCATGTTGGGCGATATCACCGAAACCCCTGCTCATATGGGTTTGATACATGGATTGCATGTAGTGTTCTCCGGGATATTTCCGGAAGTTTGCTATTGATGGCTTCCACGTGCCATGAACATGAACTTCCGGGAACTTAACTTTTCCAACGAAGGTTTCTAAGTATTTTACGTATTGTTCGAGAGTATACTTCTTAAAGCTTCTTTTCGCCGCCATCTTTATCACCTCTGTCTCTGACCTGAGCTAAAACCCCTTTTAACCACGAAGGCATCCATACGCCGAAGATTTCCAAATTCTCGATAACCGATAAAGCTTCCCGGCCGATGTAGAAATATACGGCCAGCATTCGAACCACAGGGGTTCCATTTCCAAGGAGGTGGTCCAGCATGACGGAGATAGCAATAACGATCATGATCCCGGCTTTTCGGATTCCGCCCCAGAACATGACATCGCTGCTTAAACCTTTACCAGATTTGACCGCGGCTGCGATTCCCGTCAAATAGTCGAATACCATCAGGAGCATTAGAATCTGCAGTTCTTTGTCCCAACCTCCCATATAACCAGCTATAGTTCCTCCAGCAGCTACTAGTGATGGAAAGGTCCAATCCCAAAGCTTCTTAACGTTATCCATTTTCTGCACCGTCCTTGTTCTCAATATCGATCCTTCTTTCGGCGTTGATCCATGTAACTTTCTTACCAACCAGCTCTCCAACGTCTCTCAATCCGACGACGGTAAACCCGTCCTCATTGATTGTAGGAACTACGTTGAGAGTAACCTCCTCCCCATTAATTAAAGCTGTCGGGCTTCCAATCCACAGTGATACTTTATTTGTGGAGGGAGTGAGTTCCGGCATGATTAACAATCCATGACCAGTGTATACGTCATATCCCTCGAGCTCCATGTCTTGGGCATTATCAACCACAAAGTTGTAGGTTTCGGTCCAAGTTGGCTTTCGACCATTCGTGTCGAAGAACCATTGCTTAAAACATGCAATCATCCCGACCATAGCTGGAGAAGCGAAGCTGGTTCCGCTGATGCCTTTTACCTGGCCTTCATAATGGGTACTAGGTAACATGAGATCACCGAAAGCCATGACGTCGAGATCGGTTCCATAGGCATCATATGAAGAGTAGGGGGTACGAGTGGCGATACCACCATTCATCCTGACTGCACCGACGCTTAACCATGAATTCTTTCGGGAGAAGGTTGTTAACCCGTCGTTCCCTTCATTCCCAGCACTGCATACGAAGAAGGTGCCATTAGCCATACATGCCTCTTCTAGTGCATCGAATTCTGGGGTAATGGTTCCTCCAGTTGCCGAGTAGTTCATGATGTCAATATCATTTGCCAAACAGTATTGTAAGGCCGATGTAAGACCATCGCGCCACAGGATAACTTCGGAGATTCCGGGAGCGAAGAACAGAGCTGTATCAACCACATTCTCCATGTGGGTTTGCTCTATGTTACCAAAACAGTTACCCAGCGGATTCTTTACCTTTCCACCGTAATCCGGGTGATTCTTCATCGTGGGACTTCCGACCTCGTAAACCAAGATTTTGATACCTGTTCCTGTAAGTCCTGCCGCGTGCCACTGATCAACATTGCAGTATGCTCTTTCAACAATAGCCATCTTCGTTTTCCTCCTTTATGCCTCAGCCAGAAACGTAATATGCGATAGATTTATATAGTTGGCTGGGTTTGGTTGGCCATATAGTAAGTTATTTCCATCACTGAGCATGACTATCTCCACATGCTCGTATGTCACCCCATTCTGACACTGACTCATGAAGACAGTCTGTACACCCGGCCTGAACCCCACTGGCAGAGTGAATATTAGTCCGCCGTTGGCGAGTGATCCCGCGTTCAATCTCCCCCTCAGACGGACTATCCCAGAACTATCCCTCATGTATTGGCCTGTCTCGACACTACCAACACCACTACCCAGAGCGAGATTGGTCCAAGGGCTTGGGGCAGCCGCGTCCTGCAGCTTCCCGGCGACTATCCACGTTCCACCGTTGTCCCTAATGAGTAATACCCGGTCCCCAATTGCTGGAACGTAGGAGCTTAGGTAGGGATACCTTTTTCCGGATGGAGTATCATCCCCGTCGAGTAATATTTGGGGCCTCCCGGTAGCATTTGTCACAGTACCGAATCGGATGGTAGAGTTATTAAGATTGGTAGGGGATGAGAGTTTCCGGTCAATTATTTTCTCGATCATTTCCCCTATCCGGGTTAGAAAAGTTTCCATTCTATCACCTCCTAAACTGTTACCACTCTTCTAACCGTATGTGACATTCTCGATCCCGCTCTTAAAGGCATCGTCCACCCAACCTCTTCATATTTCGCATTGACCCCGAGGTTGGACAGTATAACCGTGAATACATCATTGTGACTGTGATGTGGCATTAAGGCCGTTTGCATGGTAATCGTTTGATAAACCTGTGAAGCTTTGAATGCGGTCATTTGAGCCAGTCCATCCAGAGTCGCTTGGTCGGCAGCGTCCATCACCATGTATTCCACAATGGTCCTTCCCCGGTTTACCGTTGATGTAGGAGATGTGGAGGAGGTGTTAGTATAAACGGACTTCAATACTGGGCGGTCAACTTGACTTACCACTAGAACAAATTGGTTGGGTACATTGAACCAGTCTAACGTTTCCTCAGAATCCGGGAATATTACGCTCTTACTATCATCGGCATAAACATATTCTGAGATTCTCAAATCCGGAGTCACATAAGGTTCACATACGGCCACTCCATCCTCATCGAAGTACAGCTCTTCATAGTTGAGAGCCGACAGTAACTCATTGATGATACTGAGCTTCGGAGTTCCAGCCTCCCACTCTCTGTCTACGGGCATTAACTTCGATGATGGAGAAATGTTTTGGATGAGTATCCCGGAAGAATCCAACAGCGATTTGATGGCGGTAGTGTACTGAGTCCCGGTCGCTATGAAGTATCTCCCAGTTACTTTGTCATCCTTTACCACCTGAAGTTGGTCATATGCTTCTACTTCGCGAGTAACGGTTCCAGTAGGGGTTGATTTTCTTGTTGGAGTCGACAGGAGGAATACCCCCAAGGGAAATTCCACCCAATCGGTTTGAACCTCATACTGAGTCATCCTGACGTTGGATACCACCGTCCCAACAGTGGCCACAGATGCTCTGAAGTAAAGCGGGGAAGGCGGTGTAGTAGATGAGGTGTAGATCAAATTATCATTTTTATACCATCTTACCACTCCTTCCTCGACCGTTACTTTGATAACATCTCCAACCACGTATGTTCCTACGGTTCCTTTACTTGTTCCATTTTCGAATATTTGCAGGAGTGAGGTACCAGACAAGTGTATAGCATGGCTTATTGTAGTATATCCGACCTCAGGGTTATCAGGCCCCAATCCGAGAACTATTCGACCATTGACAGTAGCTGCGGTAAATTCGGCATATCCTCCTCTGGAGTCTATTATTTCGCTGGAGGTCAATGCGGCATCATAGACCAAATTTACCCCGCCCGTTTTCTCCATGCCATTAGTAACGGGTGTCATGTTGACCACCCGTTTCCAAGTTGCTGGATTTAAGGATCTACGAGGACCTGTTACGAGTACCCGAGCATATGGTTTGATACGTTGTGACATGAAGTTTATGCTGTCATCGTCCACCAATGAGAATTTGGCCGTTCTTTTGATTTCACTCTCCACATTATTAGCCACACTGGAATCCAGTACATTGTCCAATGATCTAATAATCTGGTTAGAGTTATCGAGAAGGTCGAACCGGAAGTCCAACGTCCTTTTGTGATCATGGAGTGCATTTGATACCGATTGGTAGTTGAACCCATTTCTTGCTAGATTCTGCATTGATTATACCTCCTCATTATAAGAAACTTTCGTTATCTCAATGGATGAGGTATAACCGAAGTTTTCATCGGTATAAGGCAAACGAGAAATAACCCCGAACATCATCTCTCCCCGACCATCCCGATAGCACAGGATTGCTTTACGTTTTATCAGAGATATTAGATTATTGAGCTCTAGTTTATCCCTTTTCATGTCGATTGAGAAGGTGATTGATGAAATCTCGGACCTCCCGAATTCGACCACAGGAGCTTCCCTGCCTTGGAACTGCATCATGGCCGATTCTGGTTCCCACGAATGACTCTTTCCTCCGCCATCATATGAGAATGATTTGATCGTTCCTGCCGGGTCGGTGACATCATACAAAATGACCCCGGAAAAGTTAACCGTACCCGTTTCGACATCAGATTCTGCGGGAGCCCCATTAGATCCTACGGCAACTACTTTATATTCGTAGGTTACCCCAGATTTAACGGTGTAATCATTGAATGATGATGGGACAGCCACATTTCTTCCTGCTAAATGTACTTCAAGATTGAAGAAATCGGTATTAATGGTAGATGGTATTGTTCCGTTTGAAGCGTCAGCGTAGGCGAGATAATGGACGAATCCGTTATTATCTAAAATGCTGGCAATTGGAGAATTACTAGAGCCTGATAATTTCCCGACTGTCGAAAGCGCGTGACTTCCGAAATTGAACCAAGAGTTTCCCGTATTGCTCCAAACGGAAAAGTATGCCTTATTTCCTGCCGGACCGCTACCGAATACCCATGCATTTCCAACTAGTTTAGAGATATTAGCCTTCAACCACGTTATCCGCTCTGCTACTGTCGCCATGGGGCCAAACGTAGCCACCCCGTATTCTCGGATAAGGTGTTCGATAAGATTTATAGATGAAAGTTGTTGAGCTAATTGTAGATTGGCCGCACCTACGGTTGTTGCATATAGTCCATTGATTGAAGCTAGATTATTGATAACACTCTGGGCGCTTTCATAGAAATTTGCTGATCCGTCTATTATAGGTGGGAGTAGAGCTGTGGCTCCTCCTCTTGCTGCGAATCTATTGGCATTTTCTACCACACTACCAGAAACTTTACCGATGAAATCTGCCTCGCTTACAAATGACCCTGACACGTACTGCCATGTGCTAATTGGTACTTGGGTGGCTATCCGCACCCAGTCCTGTTCACCTTGCTCCCGTCGATAAATGTCATTATATTGGGTTGTAGGATCGCTGCTCGCCCAGTTTGTAATCGAAACCCGGTTGTATAATCCAAAAGGCTGAATGACAACGTCTGGGGCTGGGGGGGCAATGTAAGAGATATTGATCCACACTTCTGCGGCATTACTGGCAATACCTTTGTCATTGTATGCGGTCACCGATATGCGGTATTGCTGACCATTTCCTAAAACGTTCCCAGTAGTAGCACTGCGGGCGGATGGATTGGAGATTAGACCACTGTCCCAAACCGTCGTTCCTGATACATCGAACACTTTAACCTGGTATTGAGACTGGGGAAAAGCTCCAGGATCGGAGAATGACCAGTTAATCACAGTTGAAGGTGTTTGAATAACTTGATTGGAAGTTGGGTTGGTGATTGATACCACAGGAGATGCCGCTGTCCAGAATGTGGCATAACTGCTCCATGGTCCTACCTCATCATAACTATCCCACGTTCTAACGCGCCATTGGTATTGCTGACCGTTTACGAGCAGGTTAGCAGGAGCCGAATAGGCCTGAGTAGATCCGGACATCTTCCCAGTACTAATGAGATTACCGTCGGATACCCTTCTAATCTCGACCTCTGCGGCTGCTTGAACGTCCCCGGCATTCACGTCAGAAAATGCCCATGTGTAAGTAGCTGCCAGAGTGGCATTGTAGTTACTCCGAGTCAAGTTTATTGGAGCAGCAGGAGCATGATTAATGAAAGTCCAATTACATATCAATGCTCCTCCTTGAATGTACCCGAAGAACCTGGTGTCATCACATACTGCCGGGGCATTGTACGATCCAGCAGAAGAAGAGATTAATACAGCAGAACCCCAAGATCCACCATACGGACGGGTGATGGTGTACAGATTGGATGCGGCCAAAAATACTGCCGTTATTGCCCCAGTGTAATCCAATATAGAGTTGGGGATCATGATTTGCTTATTATCTCCAGTGTAAATCGTTCCTCCATCGATAGTATTAAATGAGTCAGATGAGGAATAAACCTTTACTAGATATGAGGTTCCGCTGCTGTCGCTGGCCGATCCGTAGAAGACCCACATCATCCCGTCAGAATCCCTGATTAACCCTCCGACATATGGATATACCCCGAATATTCCATCTAATACGAATTTGTACTTCCAAGTTGGAAAGTCAGGAGGAGATGATCCACTAACAATGGCAGGAGAGGCTACTACAGCTTGACCCGATGACCCCCCATTGTAAGTATAGGCAACAACTGGGATTCCATTTGCATTGGTACTGATGTCAAATGACGTGATGCTGTTTGAACTGGATGCTGACGTTATCCGGAGCATTGTAGTCCAAGTATTACCACCGTCACTAGATGACCCATACAAGAGCTCCCGGCGATTGAATGAATCACTGAAGCTGGTTCCATTCGGGGATAAAACAGCTAGAAGGTGGTATACTCCATTAGGACCTTTGTGAATGGCGGTTCCCCCGAAAGTAACGTCTGATCGATTGGAGTCTCGGGTTATTATCGGACCACGTTTGCTGGCATGACCCCATTGATTGGAATTGGCCACGGTAGTGCAATCAACTTTGAGGAAGTAAACGTAGTTGTCTCCTCCTTCTTGTCCGGAACCTCCACCATCGGTATAATTCCACAGAATCATGCTGATAAGCATGTTGTTCCCGTCCACATCTATTCGAGGTGTTGTCCATCCAAATCCGCCATCAGTACCAGAGGGAGCAGACGGAGTAATAGAGAACATTTGGGACCACGTTTGACCTTTATCTGTGGACTTATAGAAGTTGGTTTGACCCGCGCCTCCGGTGGTTCCTGCGGATGCAACGCATACCAACCAACCGTTGGACAATCTTGCCATGGTTCTTCCGGAGTATGATCCGATAGTTACAGAAGCCGCCACAGTTACTGTCGGATCGATGATGATCGGATACACCTGCTGGCTGCTGGTCATCCATTCGTTGTCGACTACAACACTGAACTCCAGAATTCCCCCTTCGTTCAAGGCAACTTGGTATCCTCCTGCGGTAACGTTTCTGGCGGGAACCTTGCTGTCGTAAACTACAATTTCCGGGAGTGAGAATACGATCCGGTCATTTTCGTCGATGATGTCAATTGCTTTGTCAGTGGTAAATGGTCCAACGATTACCATCCCGTCGGTTCTCACCCGAAGATTTTCGGAGAATGAGAGCCTTCCACCTACGGCGAACTTTATATTGCCGCTTAACCATGGCATAGGATCCCGATGGAATCCTTGAACCAAGATTTGGTGTTTCAGAGAGTCATTCTCTTGGATAAACCAATCGTCAATGTCAGGCATGGATCTATTATACCGAACGTAATTAGCCTTTGCTTCCACAGGAACGTCCTGAACGGTATATACGAGGTCTTCCATCCCAAACTCATCAACGTATTTGATTCCAGAGGGAACCCATGTGATTTCTTCACCGCCATTGGCAATAACTACCCTATTTCCTTCCTGGTAAAACCGGGAGCAGGTAAGGTTATTACCTGCCTCATAATACTCCCCGGATTCGTTTAGTCTGATGGTATTATCCATCTCTAAGCCGTTTATATTACCAATTACTGATGACATGTTTCCACCCCTTTACTCTTGGCTTAAAGTCAATTGTCCCATTTCAGAGGTCGTGACCGTCAGCAGCGAACCGTCCTGCATTCCATACGTAACCGTAGCGGGCCGATTAACCCAAGGAACTCCATTGATGTACCAAGTTTTTAATGGAACGTAATATGTGTGCGTAAATGTATTGTGGGAAATGCTGAAAATCTTAACCAGCTCTACAGGAACGACAGCTACGTTTTGGTCATCAGGATACAAATTGGTTTGTCCACCCCGAAGTTTGCTTCCATCCGGTAATTGGGCTTGCCACATCGTTGCTTGATAATCCATTGAAATTCCTCCTTAGAATGATCGAATTGGTTGGGACATTGTAGATCCGATAATTGGGATAGTCTTCTCTGCTACTTTCTCGCTGTCGATCTGAGTAACTACCGTAACCGATTTCAATGAAGATTCCTTTATGGCATCGGTTATAGCTTTGGTCATTTGCCCGCTGCTGTTTGCTGCAGATTTTTGGGCAGCTGATTGTGGGGCCACATTTCCTAAGTTTAATCCCGATGTCTGAGCGGCCACTTCCTGTTGACGAACCAGGAGCTCTTCCATGTCTCTTTGGGCTTTGTCGAAGGCTTCCTGAGCTTCCCGTCTTCTACGTTCGATCTCGGCTAGTTCCTGCTTGCGACGTTCTTCCTCGGCGGCTATCTCCTTATCGATACCGTCAACCTTATCGTCTGCAGCTTGGTTTGCTGCATCGATCGCATCCCTGATGGCGTTTTTCTGATCTTCGATCTCCCAATCCCTAAGCTGCTCGCCCCATGACTCCCGCTCATCCCTGATCTGACGTTCTAATGAAGCAATTTCAGAAGCAAACTTATCTGCTCCTTGCTCCGTGTACCATGCAATTTGATCTTGTAAAGCTTTAACTCTCTCATTGAATTTATCGGTTTCTTTCGCCCGATCTTCCTGTTCGACTAGCTTATCCAAAGCCTTGATTTGCTCATTGTATAAATCCAGCTGGCGTTGCAGTTCATCATTGACCTGTTTAATCTGGTCTCTTAATGATTCAATTCGGGCATCTGACCTGTCATTAACCTCATCGGCGGCCGCATCCAGAGCGTCATTCAATTCGGATAATTGCTTCTCGGCAGCATCCACAGCTTTGTCGGCTTCGGCTTCGAGGTCAGCTATGCGTTTTTCATGGATCTCCTTTTGGACTCGGTAAACTTCCCGGTCAATGGCGATCCTTTCCTCAGAACCGGATTTGTACCTTAACGACATCCTTTTCCATGCCGCCAATTCTTCCTCCAGACCTAGTTGGTTATAGTATTTCCTCTCGTCAATCCATCTAACGGAGGACTCATAACCTTCACGATATACCTGATCGGTTAATCCTTTAATCTGGAGGAGTATGTCCCTTTCATCGCTTAGATTTTCATCCAGATATGACTTATGGGCTGTCAGTACTTTCTGATATGCCGCTATTTTCTGATTAGCGGACCAATCATACATACTGGCCTCATACTCGATACGCCTTATTTCTTCCTCGAATGCGATCTTTCGGGGGTCTTCTACTTCCTTTTCGACTTTCGATGCCACATCTTCAGCTTTCGGGATGTCGCCTAATCCTCCGCTGTCTGCTCCTAATCCATCGAACGGATTAGTCTTAGCCCCACCGCCTTCAATTTCCGCCAATGCCTTATCGATGTTGTTAAGAGCCACATCAGTTTGATTGAGCTGCTCATTAAGCTCTTTAAGTTTTTCGGCTTTAAGAGCTTCCTCGATAGTTGGGCTGACGGAAGGGAACCGTTCATTCAGATTATTGAGTCGGTCGGCCGTACTCTGGAATGCACTGTTGTCGGTTCTGACGTTACCCCTAAACCTCGGATCGGTTTGAGCAGTAATAACTTCCTTCTCCTCATTAGCCAAAGCTTTATGAGCTTTCGCCAGATTTAGAAGGTTATTGATTTGGGTACGGATTTGCTCTGCTTGAGCTGTGGTTGTGGTTCTGAGATTCTGTAGATAGGCTTTCAAACCTTCCGAAGCATTCTTAACCCATTCCTTATCGGTAGAAATCCGGCTTCGGAGAACTTCGGTATTATGGATAATCATCCTACCTTCCAAATCTCTTGCAACCTGTAATGATGGATACTGGTTCAACAACTGCATTACCACATCATTTAGCTCTCTTTTCTGATCGGCATTCAGTTTCTCGGCAGCGGTCAGTTCAAAGTACCTGTCTCGGAGCTGTTGGTTAGCTATAACCTGCTGGTTCTTAACTCCTAACTCCGTTATCTCTGCCTGCCTCAGCTCCAAAATACCATTGACGGAGTTACCGAGCGCAGCGTTCATTTTGTTCAAAACTTCTTGACCTGTTTTCTGGGTAGTGATATTGAATACGGCCAATTTATCATTGACGTTCTTCAATTCCTTGTTTAACTCACCGAAGGATTTGGCAAGTTTAACCGTATCACCTTCTTTATTACCTTGGATGTCCAGTCCTTTTGACATGTTGGCGGCAGCCCGAGCTACCTTTTCCTGCAAATCAGCTTGCTGCACCAGTAACTCATTCACAGTCTTGATGTCGGTTTCGAGTTCCGATACCTCGAGAGAACTTCTTTCCAGTGGATTCTCCCTCAGTTTCTCATTTAATTCGGTTAAACTTTGGGCGAATACGAATGACTCTCTAGCTGCCCGGTCAGCCGCATCAGCATAAGCTCCGGTTTGGAAGGCCGCAATGCCCGCTAGGGTCGCTATAGCCATGAATGCTATGCGTACGGGTCCAATGACAGCCAGGAAGGAACCTTGGGCCAATGTGGCTCCTGCTACGGCTACTTTATAAGCGCCCCATAGTTTCGTAATGGTTCCGATGACTTTCATTGATATGAAGCCAGCGACTACTGCAGCGACCACAGGTGCGATCGTACTCCAGTTGTCTTTGACCCCTTTTGCGAAATCAATAGCTCCTAGAGCGAACTCTTTAATGGTTTCATAGGCATCAGATATTTTATCCCCCATATCCTCAGCCCACCTGCTTAAATCACCGCTAGCTCTAAGCTCATCGAATCTCTTAATGAGCAGTCCCATGTCATCTACCAATCCACCAAATAGGGACTTGGTAAGATCACCTAGAGTTATAGTCAAGCTGTCCTTCAGTATGTTAGTCATACCTATGAAAGTCTTCGACTGCTCTTCCATGGCACCTGCATACCGTTTTTGTAAACCCTCAAGTAGTGCTGGTAGTCCTTCACTAGCAAGAAACTTACCATTCTCGGCCATTTTCATGAGCTCAGCTTTGCTTTTCCCAAGGCTTTCTGACATCAAATCCCATGCCGCGATTCCTCGTTCTGCTAACTGGTTCATTTCCTCGGCGGATATTTTACCCTTTGTCAACATTTGACCGATAGCCAGAGTGACCCCTTTTAAGGTTTCCTCATTACCACCTATTGCTGCAACCGCATCACCCAGAACCAATAGCGCTGGTTGGATCTGATTTGCTGCGAATCCCATTGCAAGAAGCAGTTTTGCGGAGTTCTGGAGTCCCACAAACTCATACGGAGTATCTCGGGCCGTCTTTTGCAGGTCTTTTATCATCTGGTTTGCGGCTTCCGCCGACCCGAGTAAAGTCTCAAAGGCTACTTGTGACTGTTCCCCCAATGCATTAAATTCGATACCAGCAGCTATTGCCCCAGTTGCCAGTGCCGCCATTGCTGCTGCCGCTATTCCTAACCACAGCTTTGCTGAGCTAGCAATGGATTCGAAGTCTCTTTTGGCCTGTTTTGACAGTTTATCCAATTCTTGTCTTGAGGTTCTCATCCCAGCCAGGAACTGACCCATGTCTACTCTTAATGATGCGAATAACGTTCCTACGCTTAATGCCATGCCGTCACCCCCTTACCAGTTTTTCACATCCATGATGGCGTCTGGCTGATCATCTACTTCCTCCTCATCAGTTCCATGTATCTCTAGGTGTTTCCCATAAAGAGCATTGAGTCTTCTAGGAGTACATTTCCAGAATTCCTTGTCAGACATTTGTAAGATGACAGTACCGAGGTAGTACAGCCAAACCCAATCCCACCCGTTATCCTCTTCTTGTTCGGGTGGGTTTACTTGTTTTTTGTTTGCTGCCTCCGAGTTGCCCGGTTAGCTTTAGGTTGTGGAATGGATTCCTTCGCGCTGTTAAAGATGGTCGAGGCAATTACAGACATATCACGAAGGTTACATAATGCCCCTACTTCATTTCTGGTCATTCCCGGATGGTGCTCTTGCATACCCGCCCACAGTAATGCGATGGTTGCTTTAGCGCTTCCTTTTGTGATCTTTTCGAACAGAACTTCGATGTCTCCGAATTCATCTTCTACGATGGCGAAAGCATTCAGGTTAAATTCAACCTTATACAGGTTTCCTTTCAACTCTACTTCTCCATACTGGGCAAGAACATCCCGAACATTGCTGGCTCTCAAAACCTTTTTATTCTCTTCCATGGTTTATCCTCCTCATAGTGGGTAAAACGTAAAAAGGCCTACCGCCATAGCGATAGACCCGTTTGTTTGCCGGAATGTTTACTCGATATCTTCGGCCGTTTCGTTGATCACAATGTCTTTGATCTTATCGCTATTGATGGTAGCGATTGCCGTTCCAGATGCCGTAACAGTTGCATATTCTTCACCACGAAGCTCATATTGAACCGAGGAAGCTTTGCATTTGTACAGAATCAGGTGGATGTCACCAGCATCAGTGTACAGCGATTGACCCTCCAGTTTGAAGTATTTCGCGATGTCAGCACCGAGCAAGGAGTAGGTCTTTTTAGCTGCGGGAGTAACCCCAGATTCAGCTACCGTACCGCCAATTAATACTGCCAGAGCATCGAGGGACATCAAGACGTTGGAGAAAGACCATCCGATAGTATCCAGTTTGGAATACTTATCTAGTACCTTCTCGTCTCCCCGAAGATCTTTTTCAATAAACGTAGGCGAGATTTGCAAGCTTACTGCGCCGGGAACGTCAGTTGCCGTTGCATAAGTCAGTGCGGTAGCATCATCCTGCTCCAATTCGAAAATTTTCATGTCATTAAGACCGAGAATTTTCGTTGTGCCAGTTGGTGCTGCAAACAATTGAATGTCCATCTTCACTTTCAACCAACTCCTCATTAATTTATTCGTCACCTTTTGACCACATTTCAAAATTCAGAGTGAATTCCTGACGTCGGTCGCTGTCTTCTCCAATAAATCTCGGGATGTCCCGGGCTCGGCATATGATCCTTCGGCCATTCAGTAATGTAGCGAACCTAACAGCTCGGTATACCTCCCATGCTTTCGCATTGGATTGACCGTAACTCTTATTCCTTACTATCACTTGAACAGATCGAATATGGTCATGCGGAAGCTCAGATGACTGCCCTCCAGTATCGAAGATTGAAATGCAGTTGTCGTAGTTAGTCGGGAGGACTCCAACGAAGATGTCACCTTCAATCCCCTCTGGGTCGTACTTCCCGAGGTCCCACGTTTGCAGGAATATGGCTAGATCCTCGATAAGCATGGACTACCTCCCTATAAACCTCGATACTTTGTCATGTACGTAGCGCTGCAAGGTGTCCTGATTTTCTTGGAAAGCCAGTTCCACCCATTTACCTCTACGTCCTTTTTGGAAGCGGAATTCGGGATGCTCATGAAGCCTAACCGCGTAAGGAGTGTTGTAACTGACCGCACCAGAAAGGTTGGACTCATCGAAAGAGGCCAAACCGGATGCCTGAAGAATTCCTTCATCATGTGGAACGCCTTTGTTAGCTTCGTCCAACATGAATTCGGTGCAATCTTCAACGGCCTCCCACACTAAATCGCGGATTTGTCCTTCGATAAGAAGGTTGTGGGTAACTGATACTCTAGTCATGTTAGTACCACCTCCACATGGCTCGTCCGGTTCCCTAACCATTTCAAAGCGATGCAGGTACCGGAATAGTACTCCTGCCCATCAATAACGATTATGGACTCGGGTCTGAGGTATGACCCATTGAACCATACCTTACCCAGCTTTTTAAGCTCCTTCCGGTTACCATTGGCATCTCTCCGATTCTCCGCTGTCTGATGGACTTCATAGTGGCATTTCACCACATATGATCCCTCGTCAGGGTCATGGGAGACAATGGTTAAAGGATCCAAATCTAAAGACCCTCCGTAAACAGGACCGTATGCGGAACTTCCTTTGTAAGGTTTGACTATTACAGTTTGATTGAGTAGAAAAGAAGGGATATTCATCTCATCTCAACCCCTCTGTAAAGCAATCCCTCACTAAACAGATACCGTTTCGCCCGTTTACACAGTTTTCCGAAATCAGCATCAACCTTTAGTGTTCCAATGGAGATTCCATTTTTCGGATCGATGATCGAGGGCGAGTCATCACCGAGGGTTAGCCAGAATTCAACCTGAGCACAGGTGGCCATTTTCACAGCTTCCACATGGGATGAATTCGAACTATCATACTGATTTCTGACCTGGTAGTAGACGTCCTCAGATGCTCTAGAAATCAGCCGAACGGTCATGGCGGGTAAATCCTCCATATTAATGGTTAAATAGGAAGCAACGTCATTCAGGGTAGCGTAGCTCTCCATTATGAGGCCTCCTTATCTACGTCCGCCGTTTGCCTTCTGCTTCAACTTGGTCAGAACGTCCGGTTCTTGAGCTTCCACATCTTCCGGTTGCTCTTCCTCTTCGTCCTCATCGTCTTCAGGATCGGATGGAGGAGTATTCGGTTCAATCGGTTCATTGGGAGCCACAGGAGCAGTTGGGTCTTCGATTTGTTCATAATCTTGGCTGTTGACCAAATCCCTGATGCGATCTTCGTTGACGATTTCCCATATCAGACCTGTTTTCTTGTTTTTGAACCAAGGCATGATTTCTACTTCCTTTCTAAATTTTATTTGGCGCGCTGGACTGGTGCAGTAATACATATATATCCTGTAAGGATATATGTAATTCGCACCACCGCACCAGACGCATCTAGCACCATCACCGGACAGGGATAGTTGAACTTCAGAAAATGGCAGAAGCCATTCAATGAGAGTTTGCACCACCCCTGCACCAGTTTGTACCAATCTGTAACGGATTAGTTCACAGATTAGGCTTTGTTAGCCGTCAGAACAGCGATACCTTCTGGACGAACCAGTTTACCGCCGTACAGGTGAAGACCTTTTACCGCATCAGCGAAGCGGCGCTCAGGACGGAAACCTTCAACCTTCGAGATTTGCTCTGCGAAAGTGATGGCACCGGAGTAGCCAGCGATGATTTTGTACTTCGTTCCAGTAACATTCGGAACGTTGTTGGATTTGAACAGGTCAAAACCAGCAGCGCGGCCGATCTTACCGTTAGTACGTGTAGCATCTTGGCCCGGAGTGTAGGCAATGAAGCGAGTATCCTTCAGCATGAGAGCCTCATACCATGCAGGAAGAACCGCCCAACGACCTTCTTCGGGTACGTTGGCTTCTGTCAGCTTAACGCCGAGGTCAACCAGGTACTCGTAAGCATCGGCTTTCGTAGGTACCACAGGAGTAGTGTCATCGCCGATGACGTTTGCAGCGGCAACGCCAGTGTGCAGGGAAGCAATGTAAGAATCAGCAGCATTTTTCAATGCATAAGCAGCCTCTTGCATAGCTTGCGCCATAACGAGAGGGTTTTGTTGAGCCTTGTCGATGTCATCGATTTGAAAGTTGAAGAATTTGGATTGGTTGATGACCAAGTTCTGTGTGCTGTCTTCCAGCGTTTCAGGAGCATCCATGTCCGTGTTCTTAACATAGTTACCAACAGTAACTGGGCTGATACCGTTGATTTTCACAGTATCACCGAACGCCGAAATGTCGCCTTCGTAGTTCTTGTTGATGATGCCCATTTGGCCGTAAACCAACGATTTCTTCAGAGAAACCAGCAGCTCGTTTGCCCATACCGTTGGGATAAAGTTGTCAAGCGTGAACAATTGAAGATTCATTTTGAATTTTGTTTTCATGTGAAATGTCACTCCTCGAGTTTTATTTTCCTTTGTTAAGGAAGGCCATGACTTCGTCTCTCCGCTTCTCGTACTCAGCAGGAGACATGTTGTTGATGACATCCATCGTCAGGAGCTGAGCACCGCCAGTTCCCGGTTGCTGGAAGTTTTGTCCTCCCGAACTTGATCCAGGAAGAGCCTTTAGTTCCGGAAGGTCAGTTAGCGTCTTTTCCAACGCTGCTTTTAATGCCGCCTTATCGACTATTCCGTCTTTTACCTCCACTGCATCGATGTTCGACAGTTTCATGAGGTAATCGACCCGTTCAGGCTTTACACCCAGCTCCACAGCAAGCAGTTTAGCCTCCGTGGTCCGAAGAGTGTTATTCAGTTGTAGGGATAATGAGTCACGTTCTTTTTGCGAGTTCGCAGCCGCTTCCTGGGCTTTTTGCAGGTCGGTCTTGTTCTTTTCGAGGTTTTCATTGTGGCTGGAAATGATTGCCTTCAAATCATCCTCTTTTTCGAAACCAAGGCCCTTAATGAACTCGCCGAATTGTTTCTTACCCTCACGCTTCATGCGCTCCATGAACGATGCCTCGTCAGGAAACGTTGCAAATGGTGCTGCAGGCGGCGTAGGTTCCACAGGTGGAGCTGCAGGCGGTGTTGCAGGTGGATTCGGTGCTGCTGGTGGTGTACCCGGCGGAGTAGCGGGCGGTGTTGGTCCTCCGGCTGGTTCATTAAACAGTTGCAGATTGAACATGAAATACTTTCTCATTGTATTACCTCCGTTTTTAAGTGGTCGTTCCACTATTCCAGCGATTGCGGTTCGCCGTCGACCGTTGGGCTAGTCCCAAAATCAATCTGTATGTCAACATAGTCAGGATACTGTTCGGCCAAATTCTGTAATCCCAAAACCGCAGTTTGTAGGATGGCAGAAATAGAAGCACATACAATGTCCTGACCATGGGGAGCGTAATTGGCATGACCCACAGCTTTGATGACCAGGTTTCCCGGTTGAATCGTGGCAGTAATTTTGGTCATTTGATCACATCCTTTAATTCTTCCTCAGCTTCCGTTACCAGTTGCTGATAGTTTTTGGGCAGTTCGTCAAAATACACCGCATCGGCGACTGCCCCAACAAACTTAAGTTTTTCGTTTGCGCTTAGGTTTCGAATCCGATTGCTGTCCATTAGACGGGCTACCTGTCGGCTTAGCAAGATTAGAATCATCTGGTACCTCCACCTCATCCGTTTGTATCCGTAATGCGGTACGATTTAGAACGTTAAAGTAGTACTGAGTTTTCGCGAAAAGGGCATCGTACCCATTTACTACCGCCCATCGTCCTGGATCGGAAACTAGGAATGCTAGGTACTCATTTTCGAACTTCGTATCATCATTAGTGGCCGTTTGTGCAGCCAGTTTATACCTATCCCGATCGGCAGTAGCTCTTTCCAAAGCTTCTTCGTATGGGATAACCTTCGCATCGGACTTTAATGACATCCTCATAATACCCGTTGTGTCCTTTCCAGAGTACGTATAAGCCACATCGTAACCCTTTAAGGCGTTCATTTTCTTCCGGGTATCATCCAACACCTCTAAATCGTCTACAGCTGTATAGGTACCATTTCCCCAGATACCCCGACCAGCGAATAGATCACCGTCGGTGAAATCCCTCATGAGGTTTTTGTTATCAGCCACAATAACGGGATTCTTTTTGGTTCCTGTTTTAATGGTAGCAATACCACGATACATTTCTCTCTCGCCACTTGCTATATGACCATCGAGATCGGCTTTGGAAACCTTTTCTGGTAGTCCATCGTATCCCTGACGTGCTAACAGCATTTTAAGGTGAGGATCTTCCATGTCTGTGGATCCAAACCCTTTTACGTATGGAGAGCTGATGTACGACATTCTGCGGTCGAGTGGGAGCTTCATCCAGTCTGCCTCGCTGATACCCGAAATAGGAACCGTGAAAGGCTGATCATGAATGACTCGACTCATATTCAAAGCTTCAGCAGACGTGGCGTTCGGTCGAGCGATTTGATGACCCGATGCCACAGGTACTTGAACCTCGATCTCCTTTGCCGCTGCCAGATCCCGTTTTCGACGTTGTAAAGCTTGAGTAACCCCTGCCTTACCTGCCTGAATACGTTCTCTTTCGGGCTTTCTGCGGAGGTCATAAGTATCGGTATGTTGCCTTAACAGCCCCTGCCAATGTCGTATCTTCGCATTTGACTCTTTCTCCTGTTCAGGAGTTATAGCCACCTGCTTCCGGCGCTTCCATGCCCGAACTCTTCTTTCCATATACCGCTGCTTCTGTCTTGCCTCATATCCGACCGGATCACCTTGAGGAGTACCGACCTTCGTCAGACCTTCGATGTAGGCATTGATCGTGTGACCACAGTTAGGATGGAACAGTCCAGCGGATCGAGCAGCCGATAAAGGAGGGTATTCAGGATCATTACCGGATATGGAAAGAATCTTTCTCTCCCATGGTCGGCATAATGAACATTCCTGCGGGTGGTCGGATACTATGACCAGATCTCTTCTTTGCTGTACCATTCGATCGACATGACCTTGGATCGATGCCTGAGTTGTAGCCGATCGTGTGGCCATTTCAGCATAAGATGCGAGATCCCAGTTTCTTCCGGCCTTATCCACAAAAGTAGAAATGCCTGCATCGGCGAATCGGTTTAAAGCAGCTTGGGTGGCCTGTTTCCGAGTTTCAACTCCGACGAGAACAGACCCTGCCGCTTCAGTTATGATCGATCTATAAGCATCCGAGGCTCTTCTGACTATCTGCATATGGGATGTCTCCAGAATATCCATGGATCTACCGACCAATGCTTCTACCGCCAGCTGATTAATAACCCCGAATGATGATGCCGCATCTCCGGTAAGTAATACTCCGGCTTTTGCAAGGTCATCGGTTGCCGAGAGAGCTCCTTCCTGATATGCCACATTAACAGCTTCAGTTATGGTTTCTCGTGCTTCCTTATCCAGATCGTCTTTGATGCCGTACATTTCATTAATGACCCTGTTTAGTTCTGCTGCTTTCCTCTGCTGCCATGAGTTACCAGGAACATCGATTCCATCGGATAATCTGGTTGCTATTTTACTAAGAATCTTGGCTTCGGCATCCTCATAAAGGAGTTTGACAGCTTCTGAAAGGGCATTCATTGCATCAGGTGAGATCGCCATTATTACACCAACTCGTATCGTTTGTCTACCTTAACCTGTAATTTCGCCAAGGATGTTGGCTGCCAGGCTTTTAAAGTAGTCTTGATGTCAGAGGCCGTAGGGTATCCGTCCCATTTGGTTGACTGGATAGCATTACCATTAGAATCCAGAACCTGCAGGTAGAATACCTCCTTCATTTCTTCCATATCGATCACCCCCTAAGCTATTCCCCATTTATCCTTCAGGTAATTGTGAACGTGTTCGAGATTGGTGGATGTCAGCTTTCCGCTGTATACGATAATCTCACCTATCTCTCCCTCGAATGGATGTGTTCCACCCATACGCATGCCTATCTTTAATCGAGCTATATCGGACAATGATGTGCTGTCATATGAGGAATGCGAGTCCATATTGGCCAATACAGCATCCTTATACAGGGTATTTGATCCTCCGCCTATAGCCACAGTAAAGATGGTTGGCTTATAAGTCTGAGCTGATATGTCTAATGTGGCTCCTGTCCCGCTCGGCGCAGTATTCCGTTGTGAGATAAGGATATTGGTAGAAGACTTATACAGCAGAACCCGTTGGAAAGAATTATCGGTTTCTGATGCTCCTGCCCATGCCTCAAACAGTGGTCGATATTTTCCATCACCATTCTGTTTAATGGCAGCCACAACGAATAAAGTAACCTGATTTGTAAGCGGTAATACGGCACTCAGATTCTGGAGGAACTGGTTTGACGTTCCATTGAATTGCATGAATGGATGAGCTACGCCATGCAGACCAGAAGCCAGTGCAGGTTGAGTAGGTGCATTAGCCTGCGAAAGGTGGTTCCCATTACCGCTCTGGTCCTCAATGGTTTGAATGTTAGATCCATTCATAGTCATTGGTGAGGTGGCAGGATCAATCCACAGTGCTAACCCTTCCAGATCGGTTGGATCTGTGAATACGAATTCGCCCGGTTCTGTATAAGGTGTACCTACAACCTCCATGACGTGAGTTGCTAACGTTTCTGTACCACGTTTAGCTAACCATTCCACCGACAGGGTTGCCCCTCCAGTATCGGTCACATTCATGATGCCATATTGGTTACCCAGTTCACCATTAAGGAAAGGTCCATAGGTATAGGGTCCACCTTTTGTACCTTCTATGCTGCTTAATGGGGCGGCTTGGAAGACCGGAATTGGAGCCCCGCCAGCATAGTCAGAGTTCGTACCATCATCAATTGCCATGCCATGCATGTCTCCGGACAGGATCATAACCCGACCTGCAAGATTCTTATCCTTGATGTACTCGGCGATCCTGGTTCTTTCATTCGTATAGCTGCCCCAGAAATCAGATCCCGGATTAGGAGCTCCGATCCATGGCATAGAGCTGACCCATATTTTCAGGGGTTCAGGTTGGATTAATTGATCGAAGAACCACTGTAATTGGGTTTCGCCCATCATCGACTTATTAATGTCATCTGTTTGGCTCTTCGGGCTCCTAGCTGACCTTAAATCAGTTAGAATGAATCGTACCCGACCACATACGAATGACTGATAAATCGGATGAGCTCCTTCTCCCTCGGGTAAAGTATAATGAGGAACCCGTTCGCGATAGACTAAGGTAGCTGCTTCTCTGGAAACTGCCGTACTATCAGAGTCATTGCCGCTATAATCGTGGTCATCCCAGATATAAGGCGTAGGGATTTGCCTGTAAAGCTCCTGTTGCTCAGTTACTGAGAAAACATTGTCGAATGATGTACGGTAGAGGTCAGGATCATTGACCACATGATTGTCATAATGCATGTCACCCATATGTAGAAAGAAAGCCGGGTTGAGGTCCAGAATATGGGTGAAAGGTTCCCGATTTGGGGTTATTCCTCCAGCACATGCCGAGAAGGCACATGTAAATGTGGATCCTCCAGTTGGAAACGTCTTAAAACTGCCCCGATTGACCGTTTGAAGGATGCCGCTGATTTCTACTCCATAGTAATATTGGGTATTAGCTGCAAGGCCTGTAACGGTCAATTTAGCTACTTTCTGGATGGTTTTTGTTATGGCAGAGTATACAGGAGAGGATAGGTCCTCCGACGTACTGACCACTAAACGTACCCGTGAAAAGTCCCTCGGGAACTTAACACTAACAACTGCCTTACTCATTCTCTACACCTCCTACCCATAAATATGCGACTTCATCCCCGGTTGGAGCAGATAAGGTGGTAACTTCCAATACCGTACCTGTCGTTTCGCCGATTGAATTCTTAGCCGTTACAGTGAGGGTATATGAGGTTGCAGGATCTAACCCTTCTACATCACATTCTGTGTCCGTAACGTTGCCTAGGAGGGCTCCATCGAGCTCCACATCGTAGCTGGTGGCATATTGAGCCGCATCCCAGACCAGAGTAAGACTTTCATCGGCGAGATTCGTGGTGGAAAGGCCTGTTACCTCATCAGGAATCACAGGTGCTGGCTCATCAGTGGTGGCTGTTACGCTGGTTCCAGTTGCTATGTTACCTGTGGCATCTTTCGCCTTGACGGTAAAGACGTAGGAAGTCGAATCGGTCAAGCCGGATACGGTATGAGTGAGCCCAGTTACAGTGGTAAGCAGTACTCCATCCTGCAGAACCTGATATGATTCCACATCCGATGATACGGAAGCCGACCACGTTAATGTAACACTGGTTTCGGTGGCCGTATAGGCCAATCCGGTAACGTTAGCAGGAGCAGTGGTGTCAGGAGGGGGTGGTGTAGTACCATCAGACAGGTCTTTTTCGATGTTAATCTCGATGTACCCTTTATTAGGAAAGGTTTCTATGCTGCCATCCGAATAAGTTACCTTAAATTCCCCTAACATATGACCTACGTTGGTCAATTCCTCTCTCGTAAATGAGAAAAGGACTATTCCACCATTTTCATCGAGGATGGTAGCTGCCCTGTCTGCCACCTTCTCTCCTCTACTTTTATTGTAAAGGATAAAGTTGACTAGGCATCCTGCCAGAGGTATGGGAGTCCCAGCATTGTCCTTTAAAACTGCTCTTATTGGTGTCTTGGTATCATATCGTTTGATGTTCAGCACCCTGCTAACCCTCCTTTCTCACCGTTTCGCATACTACAATGTTCTTTATTCCAGTAAGTGATACAGTATTGCCTAATTTATCAATCACAACTACATTTTTAACATCTTTAATGTCTAGGTTGGTACGCATCATTTACCCCCTAGGTTATGATTTCTTCCGGATTAGGCATCCCCATACCAGTTTGCTCAGTGATGAGTTTGACTTCCAGTTTTATTTGATCCTCAGTCCAATCAGGATGAAGCATGCGAACCTTCGTTTCAATGGATGCAGCCGATGCACGGTTAATCATTTCGACCGCCGTAGCAAGCGATAAAGCGTCATTGGAGGCGCTGTCCTGGAACTCCACAGTAGGACGGTAGACCTCCGTTTCTCGGTTTCCTAAATGGGTCTTATCGATGAATAGCATCATTTCAAGAATGTCCCTGATGGCATTCTGCCAATAGGTTTCCTTCTTTCCCCTGGTCAACATTGATTTCCTTTCACGGATGTTCAATGCTGTACCGGATTCTGCTGATCCTTCGATATTTAAACCGAATGATTGTGGAGAGTACCCAGCAGTAGAGATGATGCGGTCAATAAGCTCCAAGGATGTGGTCTTATGCTCCTCGGTACGTATCTCGAACTGGCTTGGGGTGATACCCATTTCAGCAGCAGACAGTGGGTCAGCTTCTAAAGTGGTAAATACCTCCTGTTCGCCATCAAATACTCGCTTACCTGTAATCGGATCCTTCTTTAAGAAATGCTCAGGAACGATTATGCGCCCTTTACCGAGTCTTATATCCCTGATCCAGGAAGTCCACACTTCATCGAGAGCATCCATCATGCCTTCTGTTCCCACATAATCGGATTTACCGAACTCAGAACCGCGGAATCGGTTGTTCGGCTTCATATTGGGAACGTATCGCGGCAGAATACCTGGTAAAAGCGTATTAACCACATCAGGGATATGCTTTGTTTCTGGGTGAGCTTGTAATGAAATGCGATAACCGAGCATATCCTCTTTACCTTTGTACAGTCCGTACAGAATTAATCCTGGTTCATGACGTTCCAGTAACCAGTAAACATTATCCTTATCGTCTTCTGAGATAGCCTTAAAGAACGTTACAGCGGTAAGGATACCCCACTTAAATTCCGGTATGGCATTGTCGACTTGGTCCATGGATACCATAGGATAGTCGGCTAATGACTTGTCCCACACAGGTTTAATGAAAACTCCGCCTAGTGCAGCACATGTTTCCCCACCTTCATGCAATTTGCTGTTGAAACCGGACTTTTCAATGATGTCATCCAGCCGGGATTGAGCCTTCTTGGCTTCATCTTTAGCCTTCTCCTCATGGGCCTCAGCAATCTTACTCTGAGGTGGTTCGGCGAACAGCAGGTTGGCAGAGGTTTGAGCGATATCCCCTGCTATGGGAATGTGCAACATGGTTTTACGTTCGTTGTACATTTCCTGAGCCCAGAACATTGACCGTTGGGTGGTACCTCTAGGAGGCTTAGGTTGTCCTGTATTAAAGAACTGATGACCTAACCCTCCAGGAACAACCATATTGGAATAGACAGCTGCCAGCCGTTCAGGGCTTCCCGAGTACCATGCATCATGTTCCAAATAACCAGCATAGAGAGCTTTGAGGTTATCAGGGGGCAGTTTCATTTTTGGGTTATCCGGTAGTGGCACGTTTTATTCTCCTTCCACGAATCCATGCTTTTCACATAGTTCATCGTAACGATTGGCATAGTCACGTTTCACAGAATCAGGAATGCGGTCATCCCGAACCATGTCAGACACCAGTTCGCCTAGATCATTGATGAATGGCAGGCCTTTTATTTCGACTGTGACAGGAAAATTAATTTTGGACATTTAAGCAGCCTCCTTTCTTGGAAGATCTTTAATGAGACGTTGCCAGATGCGGATAGTACCATTGGCCACATAGCGTATTGGGTCGAGAGTATGATCATGGGCCTTTATCGGCTTATCCTCGCCTCGTTGGGAGGCTTTTTCATCCCATGAGTAAGAGGAGAGTTCCCTCAGTACGTTCTTACATGACCTATGAACTCGGAATTTATCGGAAGACATGATTGAGGATACCAATTCGATACCATCTTTCACATCATTGTTTGCAGCTGCGATCGGTAATGTCCGATCATCCTGCCATAATTGGACGATAAAGGCCTGAGCTGATGGATCGATGTAAATGTACTCAGGCTTGTACCGAGACATATCAGCGGCAAATAGGCGTTCATCCCACCATCTGCGGAAATCCCTCGAATAATCGGATGGGGACTTTTGCTTACCTGATTCCCGACCACTGTGGTAGTATTCCTTTATCACATACATTCTCTCATCGGATCCAAGACCGATAAGGATGAACGTGGTGGCGTTGGACGTACCATAGTCGACTCCGACCCATGTTCTGGTCATTCTCGGCAGTACATCGACCACCATCTCATCGGAAAAGGCATCATATATAATACCCTCTGCCATGACCCACAGACCAAGGATGTATCTTTTAAAGAAGACTCCGGAGAACATACGTTTGTATCTCTCTTTTACCTTCTTCGATAAAGAGTTGTTATCATCAATGGTGAAATGAAGTCTCAGGATCTTCTTCTCTTCTGACTTATCGATGTAATCAACCTTTAAGAAGTGATAAGGTCCAGCAGGGTTACAGTTCATCCAGACCTTGGAATCATCCACAGAGCAGCGGCCAATCATCTGTGTAATGAATGATTCTGGCATTAGGGCTGCCTCATCGGCATATGCTCCAGCGGCTGTTAAGCCCTGTAAAACGTCCTGAGACGCCTCCGTACTGGCACCGAAACAGTAATATGTATTGGACCCTATTTCGATGTAATTCTCGGACCTATTATAATGATATGAAATATTCAGTGCATTCAATATTTGAAACATGGGCTTCAGAACGTTACGTTTGAGAGCTCCCATGGACTTACCTGCCAGGATAAAGTCACAGTTACTGAAACTGAAGGTTGACCATTGTATGAATGAGGTAATCATGGCCACAGTCTTACCTGACCGGATGCTGCCATCACATACAATCATATCGTAATCAGCATATGGAGATTTAGGTGTCCACCATGTCAGCAGCTTCTTTTGTTTGGTAGAGAAGGGTTGAAATTCGAATGCTGCTGTCTTATTCGCCTTCATCTTCATCACCCCAGACTTCTGCGGCCGATTTAGCCAGAGCCTGCATATAACGATCGAAGTTCGGAACATCCGATTTACCTGAGGCAGTCTCAAGTTTATGTTGAAACTCCAGCATGCGGGCCTTTTTCTCCTGCACCTTGGTTAATTCGGCCTCAATGGTTTGAATTTGACCGAGGGTAGCAAGCTTTTTAACGGTTTTCATGTCTTTATCGCCTTTTTCACCCATGCCATGCTCCCTCGACTTCTCCACAATGGTGAAATCGCCTGCATCTTTCAATGCTTCGATGCGTTTCATCATCCGGAATTCTCGAATAGATATGACTTTCAGGGTAATAATAAGGTTAGACATGACATCTGCCTTCTGGCTTTCCCACATCTCGATTTCTTCATCATTGAATACCGAGAATAGGATTTGCTCATATCGGCCATGGGTTACCGCATTCTTATTGCCTGGAGCTCCCTGATTATGTCCGCCATGATTTCGGCATCGGCCGTTGGCCATAGCCAGGTTCTTGCATCGTTGGCCTGTACTCTTAGTGAATGCTCCACATCGTACCACAGATCCAGTAAAGTAGGGATCGTATGATACTGCTGGATCCTTTTGAAACGTTGGTTTCTCGGCAGGTTCGGGTACCTGGATGATGCGACCTCGTATCGTATGAGACGAATCAGGTTTTTTATGACTTTGATTGGCTTCGACTGGGGATGATGATTTTTTGCCAGCCGATTTGTTTTTCCGTGTGCTGGACATTTTTGCAGTCACCTCCACGTCTTAGCACATCTTTTCTGACGATTTTCCGTTCTTTTGAGCATCAGTCTCAAATAAAAAGGTGAATGCCTTTTGGATATTTGGGCACCACCGTACAAGTCATATTATAAATGATAACCACATCGAATGTAAATAGGAGAAATCTTGAAATTCGTAAATGCACAAAGAAAAAACCCGTTGTTAGCGGGTCATTCTTGAAATTCAAAATAATTTTGTTTCAGTTCGATTAAAGCATTGTGGTACTGTTGAAGATAAAGTATATGCATTTCATATCTCTTTATGGATTCGGCAGTTTTAGGGATTATCCTTCTGTAGGATGATTTATTAATCTTTAGCTTCCCCTTTAATTTCATCGAAGAATAATTATATTCAATTACCACATATGCTTTTCCAACCTCGATGATGGTTCCTTCATTAATGGCAGGAATTGTATCCCGGTTTCCATATGTTTTTAAGTATACTTCTTGACCTAATTCCATTTCATTACCTCCTCAATGATTTCATGAATTCGCTTCCCATATGCCTTCTTATCTCGTCTTGCTGATCCTCATCCAGTTCATCATATAAATCGGCCAGATTCTGTCTATCATGCTTATAAAGCCCATCTGACTGTCTTAAACGTTGTGCCATGATGAACACCCATAACATATTCTGATTCATTAAATCTCCTCCTTTTTGGTTTACAGTCTAATAATACCACATTGCAATGAGAATGTAAATCATTTCTTTTTGGTGAGGATTACTGCTATGGTGATTGCCGACATCATAATTAAGGTTATTGCTATCATGGTGAATATGGTCATTGATTTCATCTCCTTATTCTTATTATGGTCAATGTCTGGCCGAAGTATACCAGTCCACACAAATAAAAATGACTACCGTGTAAGTTCGATAGCCATTTTCGTTTAGGTGAAAGATTGGAGAGAGATTGGGTCTGTTCTCCGTTATGGGCGATTATTCGCCGGATGCAGCGTCTTTGTCCTGCCATGCTTTGATAATGGTCTTCAGTTCTTTGCTGTCAGCGTCCCATTCATATTTGGCGCGAGGTCCGAAACCTTCTTGCTTAACTTCAGGAGCTTTGAAACCTTGAGCCCGGATGAATTGGCGAAGGATGCGGGGTTCTACGCCCAGCTGCTCCGAAAGCATACCTACCGTGATTTTACCGCCATTGCTTGCTTTTTCTACCGCATCTTTTTTCTTCTCTTTTGCTGCTTTTGCCATTGTTATTTCCTCCTTTGGATTGTATGTAACGTTCACCTTCATGTGGTGAGTACAGTTACATTATAAGATGATTCGGTTGAAAATATAACCCCTAAAAATCTTTTTTGGCGAATTATTTTCTTTTCGCCTATTTGAGACTGTTAAAAGCTTGGCGGTAACCCGTTTTTAAGGAGACTTATGATTTTCTCATAGAGCTGGATGGTCATCAAACAGTCCCCCATTACATCGTGAGCATGATCCACATCCAAACCGTAATGTCGTGCAGCGGATACCAATGAAGTGGATTCTTCTGCCGGGTATAATCCCAGTTCCTTCATTAATATAATAAGAGAAGAAAGGTCAACCATCCGGTGTGAGATAAAATTACCAATGGGGTCTCCACCATGTTTATAGAAAAAGGTTGATAAGAACGCCTTATCGAATGATGGTTGTTTCCCCATGAGGTAGAAGCTGTCCTTTCCATCAGGAAAGTTATCATGGATAAAGGCTACGATGCGGTCCATGGCTTCCAAAGGATTAATTCCTGACCGGGATACCCTGATAATGTTCAGTCCATTAACTTCGAGGGCTTCTGGGCTTACCACATAGTCCCTGTGTCTGATGAAAAATTCTTCATGAGCCGTAACTCCTTTGTATGGGTCATATGCCATCATGCCGACTTGCAAGATAGAATGCTTTTGGGCGATAAGTCCGCCAGTTTCGGTATCAAGTACGAGATATTTCATCTTTATTCCTCCTCCTTATTAATTAGGATGTACTCTGGTTCGAGTGGCACCATGAATGGGAATGTCACAGGGACTGAGCTGCTCTTTCCTTGGGAGAACCATGTCTCACCTCCATCATCGGAGAATACTTTACCTTCAATGTAATGAGCGGTAGAATTATCATGGTTATACCGGAATACCCCACTGCATCGGTGGTTCTGCTGTACTATTCCAATGGAGAGTCTGTATTCTGGGCCCCATTCGTCATCTTCCCCAGTTAGTGGGGTAATAGGTTTCCAAGCGAGAAGCCTTTTAATGAGGTCAATGGAGTATGGTGCCGTGAATCCGGTGTGATTTTGCTCAGCGAACAGTTTGACCACATCCAGGATGTTTTTGTGTGTTGCTGATGAGTCTTCCTCTCCGACTTTGTTTAAATGATCCAGTTCCTTACTTGCCCATTTTACCAATTCACTCATTTCTTATTCCTCCTCTTTTTGTTCTTGCCAGAAAGCCGTTAATGTTCCGAGAATCAGCGCCAAGGCATATACTGCCGGGATTACTATCCACAGG